TGTGTGTGCCACTGAAGAGTACACTTGGGGGCGGAGTCCCCATCTTATATAAAGTACCCCCCCACCTAAGTCATACACTGTACACATACACTACCCCATGCTTACGCATGGTATGGCATCTTGCCATCCATCGTTAACCTATTGGAGTAGTATCTATGTCTAACACTCGTATGACCTTCGGTGCTGTACTGTCTACTGTATCTGATGCTGCAACATCAGTATCTACTGTACTCAACACAGCTACTAAGTCTGTTGGTATGCTTGATACATTCGTAACGAATGCAGCTACTAAACAGAAAGTACGTTCAATCATTGATATGGAGACATTCAAAGAACGTCTCATTGAAGAAGTATCAATGGAAGATACTGTACGTCAGTTAAAAGTAATTGAGTTCTGTAACACTGAACAAATCAAAGAATTGTTCAATGCCAATCAAACTCGTCTCGCAGCATTGCTAAAGTAATGCTAAACACTAACCCAGAAATGGGTTAGTTTTACTTTATCGATAGATAAGTAGAGATATCTTGTAAGTAAAACTTGCTTCCGCAAGTTATGGAATTCTCGCCAAAGAATCCTAAAAAACCCAACTCAAAATTCCTAACAGGAGATTTACCATGATTGATTTCGACAAAACATTCGGCCAGAAAGAAACCAAATCCAACAACAAACCAGCTTCTGATTTACCAAAAGCAGAGTTCTGGTTGAACATTGGTTACACCGCAGAAGGTGCTGGCAAAGATGGCGAAGATGCATTTGTATCGCTGCCACAAGGCATTCCACTGGATACCCAAGAGTTGTTATCTGTCAAAGGTAAGAACTCAGATTGGGTAGCATTCCAGTCAGCACGTAACGCATTGCTCAAGCAAATCATGCAGAAAGTATCCGAGCTTCAGCCGGGTGAAGAAACTCTGCTCAACCTGCAAGTTCAGGTGCGTCGAGTCAACAATGAAGAAACCGTTATCGACCCAGCCGATAATAAGTTTACTCGTCAGCTCGACCTGTAATGCCCAATAGCCACTCTTCGGAGTGGCTTTTTTAATGGGGTAGATAGTCTACTTATTAAAACCTAAAAGTAGGATTCTATAGTGGTTTACGTTAAAACCAGCTATAGAATATCTATTTCTCTTAGACATATGTTGGAGGTAAGAATGAGCATGTCTGAAGACTGCGATGGTATCGTCAAACAGATAATAGCCAAGCACCAAACTCACTCATTAAGTGGGATATGGTCGTGGTTTGTAGTCAGTGATTATGCGGATATCTATGTCAGGCTAATCACCAATATCAAAGTACGCAAAGAGCCTACTGTGGTCATCGCACGTATTGAAGTGGATGAACCAAGAAAAGGCTATCTCAAATGTCTGTTGGAAGAATTATATAAAACAGATTATCACCTCGAATTCGAATGCATTCTGAATAAAGATTTAGAGGCATACCTGTTGAGCCAAGGGTTCAAATACATTGAGCCAAGAGGCTACGATGTTCATATGCGGAGGGAATATCATGACTGAAGAATTGTATGTCATCGTGGCACTGGAATATATCTACGGTAAAGAGAATCGTGCAGTAGCAAGGCATTATCTTTATCACGGGCCAGCAACGTTCGTAAGCTGTGAAGCTCTAAAAGAACTGCTGGAAGATGATGAAGATTATCGTTGGGATACCTATTACAACATATTCACACATGACGACTATCTAAAAGGTAAATACGAATGAAGTCTCTGATTCTGTTTATCGCCATACTGCTGTGCATGATTAATTTCACTGGAAATATGCTGGGTGCTCCAGCTGATCCAGTAAAGGCAAAATACCTGTTCCAGTGGAATGGGTTATTTGACGTGATGATTGCTGCTTATTTCGTATTCCTAATGGAGAGAAAATCATGAGAAAGAATTCATATAACTATCGTGTACAACGTGGAGCCAAAGGGAGTTGGTTGGTGACAGCCAATGATACTATCTATCGTGTACATCGTGGCATTGTGTCAGGCACATGGTATGTGACTATCACAGGTGCCAGTCTGTTCAATGCAGGCACTCTGCGTGACTGTGTAATCTGGATAATACTGCGTGAGGGTTTAACCGATGCCATATGAAGACGTCAAGACGGGTAGCATTTATGCTATTCGTCATAAACCAACTGGGCTATTGCTCAGGATGCATCCCAAAGGTTTTGGTCATTCTCAGATGGATATCATTGATGAAAAGCTGATGCGTCCATCTGCTCCTCGTTTATTCACCAGTGAACGTCAGGCTAAACAAGCTCTGATTATGTGGCTACGTGGTAAACATCGTCAGGAATGGGAGGATGGGATCCAAGTATACGCACCAAATACTCCTCGTGTTAAGGAGGAAATGGAAGTCATTGAAGTGGAGCTAATTCATTATGTCCCTGTCTGAGTTCTATAAAAGCTATGCCGAATGGCTTAGTAAAGGTGCTCCAAACTATATGCCTTATGACAGGCATTCAGGTTTATGTAGAGCACTGGATGTATTCTGCATGAGAAGAGGCATGGCTACAGTTGATCGTTACCGGTTAGGTGATCAACAACAAAAGCTATTTATTGATGCTGGTCTTAATGTCTCATTTCCATTTCATGATGGTGATATGAATCAGTATCACTATGAGACTATTCTCGGCACCTGTCATCAAAACGTTCAACGTGTTAACTGGGTACATGCACATGCCAATTAAAATACTGATAGCTGGTGGTCGTGACTTCACTGATAAGAGAGTCATGCACGCCAAGATCTGCGAGCTGGGTGTCAAAGGTATTATCGACCCAGAGTGTGAACTCATCTGCGGTATGGCTCGTGGTGCAGATATGACTGCCTATGAGCTGTTCAGAGAGTCAGACAATGTAATCCATGAATACTGGGCTGACTGGGATGGTCTGGGTAAACGTGCTGGTTTCGTCAGGAACCATGACATGGGTGAGGACTGTGATGTAGCTCTTATCTTCTGGGATGGTAAGAGCAAAGGCACAGGCCATATGATTGATATCCTGCAACGTATGGGGAAACCGCATTACGTAGTGAGGTATTAATGCTTTTGAACCGTAATTATGCAGTATGCGAAATCTGTGGTGAACCAAGAAGTAAACGTATTCATCGCAAGTGTTCTCGCATATTGCAGCAACGCTATGATGCTGAAGAATGGGCCAAGATACTCGCCAATGTTCGTAAAGATGAACTGGGCAGTACTATGGAACGTTCTCGTTCTGTTCGTATTAATGGGAGAGCCAAGAAATGATTAAAGTCTTAGACGTAGAAGATCAGGTGCCAGCAATTGTAGGTGAGTTACCGAAGGGAACTGTATTCACCACTCATATGGGTGTTGCTTACATTCTGGGTAAAGAGGTTACATCTCACATGGAACTACCAGAAGCACTACAGAACTGTCGTCATCGTACTGCATTAACGGGTGAACATGCGGGTAGTCAGAGCATGATCAGTAATGATGCTCTGGTAACTGTTTGCAACTGTAAGTTGGAGATTACTCATGAGCTATAAAATACTGGAAGGGTTTCATGCCATGTTGCCACCTAATGCTATTGTCCCATCTCAACTGAGTGATATCAGTGAAGGTGATAGCGTAAAGATTGGTGTGGAAGCACAGAACAGAACTGAAAAGTTCTGGGCTACTGTATATGCCATTGACCGTGACAATGGTGTATTGGGTGTGCGTATCGATAATGACCTTCAGTACAGCGAGTATCATGGTTTACATGATCGTGATGAACTGAATGTTAAATGGGAATATGTCGTTGGAGTCATCAAATGATTACTATCACTGAAAAGCCTGAGCCACCAACAAAAGTAAAACTGAGTATGCTCAAGCAGGGCGATACTTTTGTCATGGATGATAACAGGTTGTTTGTCGTTACAAATAAGTGTGAAGGAAATAATGTTATTTGCACCCGTTTAGGTGGCAAAGAATCAGGATTAATAACACATGTAGGTGCTACTGCTGTAGTGCTTCAGGTTAATCTCCTTGTGGAAATCACTCGTTTATAACTCGTCTTATTTGCCCCAAGGGGCAAAACGACTCGCGTTTAGTTAGAGGTATATATGAAGACTGTATTAATAACGGGTGATGAGCGATTCACTAATATCGATATCATCATGCGTGATCTGGATTACCTGTTTCGTACCAAGCAGTTGCCACCTCAATTCAAGGTGGTGACTACTGGTGCAGCAGGCGTTGAGGCTGTTGTGGAACCAGTAATGCTGGATGCTGGTTTCGATGTGACTTCGTATTCAGAAGTCCCAGAGCATGTGGATATCGTGGTTGTGTTCTTCGTTGAGGAGAACACTCGTGCATATGAGATCATGATGAACCAGTGGAACAATAAGAAGCCTGTCTTCCCATTCAAGGTGCATCCGTAATGAATGAAATCAAGGTAGTTAATAAGCATCACAAAGTGGGCTTATCTGCTCGTCATTTCTATATCGGTCGTCCATCTACATTGGGTAATCCCTTTGAGATTACTCATCTGGTGGACAGGGATGATGTAATTGCTGCCTACAAGCCATGGCTTAAACGTAAGCTGCAAGAGGGTGACAAGTCTGTTGCTGCTGAACTGGATCGCATTGCCAATATGGTAATGGATAACACAGGGGAACCAGTATATCTGGTCTGCTACTGTGCTCCGAAACCGTGCCACGGTGACGTGATTAAAGAGCTGATTCTGTCTGCTATTGCTGGTTCACAGGGAGCGTAGGTTATTTCGTTTTTTTGGTTGTTTAACTCTTTATAACAGGAACCAGAAATGCAAGAAGAACTCGAAGAACTTATTAAGCGTCATGGTGCTGCCAAGTTCATTATCACTGCATGGCGAGCCATGAAAGAAGAACAGGACATGCGTAAGACCACTCACACTGAAGATATCGCTGTACGTATCTTAGGCCAGTGTAAGGACATCATGGAACGTGAGCTTAAAGAGCAACGTGAGTCCGAAGAAGAATAATCCCTAGCCATCACATCCGTGGTGGCTTCCTATTTCTACAGGAAAATCTAATGGCTAAACCGGTTATGGTTTTCGGTTCTAATACCGCAGGTCTGCATGGTGCAGGTGCTGCTAAATTCGCTTATCAACAAAAAGGTGCAAGATATGGACAAGGTTACGGACGTTATGGTGAATCCTTCGCAATCCCTACCAAAGACGAACGCATTCAGACGCTCAGTCTGGCTGAAATTGCTGACTTCGTGTGCGGTTTTCTGGCTTATGCTCGGCATCAGCGTAAAGATGTATTTCATGTAACTCGCATTGGTTGTGGTCTGGCTGGCTATCAAGACAGTCAAATCGCTCCACTATTTGTTAACGCTTCAAAGAACTGTCTGTTCGACGAAGCATGGCGTCCATGGTTAGGTGACACTGTGTCTTACTGGGGAACTTTCGATGAGTAATCAAACTATCAAGCGTGAGAACCTACAGTTTGCAGGTGTAGACGAATGGTATCGTCTGGTATTCAAACACGAACAACGTGGTGGATACTTCTGCACTGTCAATCGACTGTGGGAAGACGGTGATACCAAAGAGACTGTTCAACAGTTTCTGGATCATACCGATGAACTGTATGTGAAGTCGCCATTCAAAGATTTTGAAGGCGAGCCTAGTCACCCTGTCAGTGTGGTGAACTAACCATGAACAGACTTGACTCTGTATGGCAGGACTACCTGAACATGCGTGTTCAACTGGTAGAGGCTGCTGTAGCTGACGGTAAAACCGATGCTGAAATCCAAGAGGTTCTCTATGGTGAAACCTCAAAGAACCAAGCTGACGTGTTAATCAACACAGTGAGGACGTATGTCAAAGCTCCAAGTGACCTGCCAGTACTGCAATAAGCCTGCTGTACTGGTTCAAGGTGATGTCATTTATGCACATCGACCTGACTTAGCTCATCTGTATTTCTGGCAGTGTGAGCCGTGTAACGCCTATGTAGGCTGTCATAAAGCAGGCAATGGCCATGGAGATGGTACAACTCCACTGGGCATACTGGCTAATGCAGAGTTGCGTAAAGCAAAGTCTGCTGTCCATGCCAAGCTGGATCCACTGTGGAAGAACGGTAGCTGCACTCGTCGTGAGGCGTATGCCATGTTAGCCAAAGCAATGGGCATTCCCTCGTATGAGTGTCACATCGGGATGTTCACCCTTGAACGCTGTAAGCAAGCTCTGCTCTTACTGAGCCAATAAGGAATCTGTATGGCCTGTATCACTGAAGAAATGAAAGCAGTAATGGAACGTTTTGAAGCTGCTGTACGTGCTCATGACAATGCTGGTGCTCAAGACCCAGAAGATCGTGAGCATATCTATGCTGAGTACGAAGCTGCTAAAGCTGAATTAACTGAATGCCTGTCATGGGTTCCCTAACAAAGTAACTGAGGATATTAAAGCGATGGATCAATTAACTGAACATCAGACGCGACTCGAAGAGTTATTCTCAAACAACCAACTCATGCCACGTATGCGTAAAGAGTTCACTGAGTGTGAGTCCTTTGACTTCACTAAGTATCTTGAGCATAAGGCTATTGACGTGAAGTTTGGCATTGACCTTCTGGTTCAGATGGCATTGCACAAACGCTGTGACTTACAGACGCTGGTTGGAACACTACGACACCACTGTGAGAGTGCTCAGGAAGTAGTGAACAACATCTTAAAGTGTGCTGAAGCAGACTTAGTGGACTACAACGTCAGTCTGGGCATCTTCATTGTACGTTGCACTATCAGTAACGATGTACAAGAAGAACTGGATCGCTTCCAGTATCCACTACCTATGGTAGTTGAACCAAAGAAGATAACTAACAATAAGCAGAGTGGTTACTTGCTTAACAACAAGTCAATCATTCTCAAAGATAACCATCATGAAGATGATGTGTGTCTCGATCATATCAACCGTCTGAACAAGATTAAGTTCCGTATCAACTTTGATACAGCTCGGATGGTTAAGAACGAATGGCGTAACCTCGACAAACGTAAAGAAGGTGAGACTCAAGCTGACTTTATCAAGCGTAAGAAAGCATTTGAGAAGTATGACAGTACTGCTCGTGATGTTATGGAAGTACTCCATAAGGTATCAGATACCTTTCACCTTACTCATAGCTATGACAAACGTCTTAGGACTTATGCTCAGGGCTACCATGTTAACTATCAAGGCACTGCGTGGAACAAAGCAGTGATTGAATTCGCAGAAGAGGAAGTAACCAATGGATGAGAAGAACTTTAAGCGTGTACCGTTCGAACGTGCATGTGAATTCACCAATGAACGTGGTCGTTTCATGGTAGGCAAAGACGGTACTGTCTTAGTCGAGTCCATGAGTGCTATCAATGGTGAACATACCATGGTCGTTCTGGCAAGCAGTGAGGAAGACTTAGGAATGTTAATCTCCTTCCTGCATCACTGCTTCGAAGACCATCCATTCAAACCAAAGTCTGTGTTGGATCCAGACTTAGCTCAGATGTTGAATATCAATACCACCAAACACTAATTCACTAACTTCAAGAGGCGCAATTATGCAGAAGTTTACTGGCTTGCAGTACCTGATGATCGACGTAGCAAACAACTTTGGCTTAGACAAAGAGTCATGGAAGAACCGTCTTGCATGGTTCGAAGAACATAAGAACCATTTGGATTCGTTGGTTAAACAGGCAGAGTCACCTGCATTGTTCTATGGAGCAATTCAAGCGTATTACAAAGCTCTGGAAGGTAAGCCGTCAGGTTATCCAGTATCACTGGATGCCACTGCATCAGGCTTGCAGATTCTGGCTTGTCTTACGGGTGATCGTAAGGCTGCTGAACTCTGTAACGTAGTGCCAGTATTCGGTGATGATGCCGAAGCTAAACGTATCGACGGATATACCGTGGTATACGAGCGTATGCTGGCGAAGGTTGGTGAACGTAGTGTAATCAAGCGTGACGACTGTAAGCAGGCTGTCATGACCTCTCTGTATGGCAGTACTGCCATTCCTAAAGAGGTATTTGGTGAAGGTATTCTGTACAAAGTGTTCGATGACACAATGGACGAATCTGCACCTGCCGTATGGGAACTGAACAAGGCATACCTTGCCATCTGGGATCCAACCAAAGAAACCAACTCATGGACTCTGCCGGATAACGGTCATGTGCATGTGAAGGTTATGGACTTAGATTCAGAGACTGTTCACTTCCTGAATCAGCCAGTAGAAATCATTCGTCGTGTGCATCGTCCAACTGAAGAAGGACGTTCACTGTCTGCCAATACCACACACAGTGTGGATGGCATGATTGTACGTGAGATGGTTCGTCGCTGTTCATACAGCAATGAAACTGTCCAGCGTGTCTGGGAGTGCATTGAGACTGATGAGTATCACGAAGGTACAGAAGCTGACCGTACCATGGTTCAGATTCTCTGGAACCATTACAAGGAATCAGGCTATCTGTCTGCTCGTATCATGGATCACCTGTACTCCAACAACATGAGCATCGTGGACGTTGAGGTTATCCGTGAGCTGTTACAGTCACTGCCTGAGAAACCATTCCATGTTATCAGTGTGCATGACTGTTTCCGTTGCCTGCCAAACTATGCCAATGACCTGCGTGAGCAGTACAACCGTCAACTGTATCTGATTGCCAAAAGCAATCTGCTGGGCTATATCCTGAAACAGTTGTTGGGGCGTGAAGTGTCTATCGGTAAGCTGGATCCTACTCTTGCTGACGATATCCTTACAACTGAATACGCTTTGTCATAATTCAATGCCCACATCCCTTAACAGGGGTGTGGGCTATTTTTTTATGGTCAGATATACTGGCGATAACTTTGAGGAGAATGCTGTGGCTATTCTGCAAGTCTGTTATGACCGTAAGACCCGTGTTGCTACGCTGCAACCGTTAAACGCTCCTATTCTGGATGGCTCTGAGATCCTCGGTGTGACTGGTACAGGTGTCACTTTCTATGACGCTGTGCAGGAACTGCTGAGAGGCATCGGTGTCCTCAGAATGGGTAACGTAACGATCCAGTTTGATAAGCTGGCCTATGTGACTGATAAGGAGAACGACAGTGAGTCTGAAGACGACACTGAGTAGGTTTTTCCGGTGGTTAGTTACACCCGTTCAGAAAGCTGAAAAAGTTGTAGTGGTCGAGTTAGAGCACGTATTCCATAAAGAAAAAGAGGCTGCACCTGTAGCCGTTGAACCTGAACCAGTAAAGGAAACAGACCCTGTGAGTATTTCACTGAGTACCATTGCTAAAGCCATGGCTGATGGCTCCCTGCTTCTCGAAGCTGTGGGCCGTGTAATTGTGGCAACTGAGGCAACTTATGCCGACTCCACCGATCCTGCTGGTGAAGATAAAAAGACCAACGTTATGCTGGTGGCTAAGGCAATTGCCAAAGAGCTGCTTGTTCCATGGGAAGATGTAGAACGTGCAACGGATTACTGGGTCGATAACGTCATTGCAGCGTACAACGCTGTCAAAGATGTGACTGCTCCAGCTCCTATTGCTCCAGCTCCGGTAGCTGTGACTCCTGCACCTGTCGCTCCGGCTGTTACTGGTGCATAATAAGTAAGCCCCAATTAAGGGGCTTATTTTTTGAGGATATATCAATGACGAATCTCGTGCGTTTAGGCTTCGATGAAGATGCCAAAGTTCTCCACGTAGTGGATCACGATAAAGGTGAGAAGCTGCCAGAAGGCGTTAAAGATCTGGGTCTGGCTCCAAAGGCTACCCATGAACTGGCTGCTGAAGAGAAACTGAACAGCCTGTATAACGCCGACTCTCTGTCTGCTGTGTCAGTAGTCTATGGTGAAACTGCCAAAGAAACTGTGGCTCCTGTTGAGGAAAGCCCTGAGCTTTCTACCCAACATGAAGAAGTTGACGAGCAAGTCAACAACCCACAACCTGAACCAGCTCCTGTTGCTGACCCGGTAATCACTGAACCAGTGGAACCGGAACCAGTAGAGGAAGAAGAAGTTGAACCAGAAGAAGAAGATGACTCGGAAGATAAGAAAGAGTCATAATAAAGAAGCCCTCAATTAGAGGGCTTCACTTTATTATAAGGATACCTTAAATGGTCGCTTTACATGTATCGTTTAACCCGACTACCAAAGTCGCTCACGTCGATGAGACTACCACTGTACCATCTGGTTTCACCAACATTGGTACATTCGAGCATCCAGATGCAACCTACCCAGATTCATATGTAATCTTCCACGGTGTCCGTGAATTACTTTATTTCGTGAAGCCGGGTAGTCCTGTAACTCTGGGTGCAAAGTTCCCGGATAATATTACTGATATGTCCTCTGTGGATATTCAGTTTACCTATCCTGCTCCACTGCGTCTGACTACTAATCTGGATACCGTCAAAACTGCTGTTGCAGGTACTGACGTAACCTTCACTGTGGCTGCTGCTGATGGTCGAGCACCGTATACTTACGAGTGGTTCTACCGCAGCCAGTATAACAGTGTGTGGATCAAGATTGACCCAACGGTTAATCCAACTGCTGCTACAGCCAGCCTGAAAAACAGTGCTGTTACTGCTCAGTCTACTGGTCAGTATAAAGCTGTCGTTAAAGATGCATTCCACAACGAAGTAGAGTCTTACTCTACTATGCTGTCTGTGTCTGACGCTCCTGCTACCACCAGCATTACTGCTACTCCAAGCACTCTGGCTCTGTCAGTAGCTGCTGATGCAACTAATGGTAAGACTGTAGCATTCGCGTCTGTTCCTACTGGATCAACGCTGAAAACTCTGTCTATCAAAACTGCTCCTGCTGCTGGGCGTGCAACTGCTACCATCGCCAATAACGTACTGACTGTGAAGCCAGTCGCTGCTGGTGCTGCTACCACTGTTGTGGTAACTGACGGTACGCACGATGTGACTGTAAACGTCACCGTTGCTGCCTAATTAATAGCCCTCATTAGAGGGCTGTTATTTCTTTTTTTGGTTGTTCAATCTTTCATTTAAATAGGGTTCCTTTCATGCGTAAACATAGCTGGCTTGTTGCCTCGTTCCACTTCGTAATGTCATTTATCGGTCTGAGCCACTCAGACTGGTTCGTTGATCGTATCGCTACCTTCTGCCGTTATACGGTAGAGAAGGCATCGGCTACTCTGGCTCTGGTCGTCCCAGTGGCTGAGTGGAAGGTGGTTGAGCGAATGTGTACTCTGAAGCAACGTGTTGCCTTCAATATTCACTCTCGCCGTACAGCTTCCACTGGCTCATTGAGCGCACCGTTGCTGTCCTAACGATCCGTTTTTTGGGTTGTGAAACTGTGAAAGCCCATCTCTTAGGAGGTGGGTTTTTTTATGGTCAATTTTTACTAATTAGGATCCAGAATGAGAAAGTTTATCCTGTCTGCACTGATTGCTGTAGTTGCCATGACTGGCCTGTCCGGTTGTGACATTAACGATGCCGATGTGGTATCGAAGAACCTCAGTACTGATGCTGCGAACTTTAAGGTTAATCGCCGTATCGTATTCACCAATCTGCGTACTGGTGAGTTCCTGCTGTCTATCGAGGGTCTGTGTGCTCGTGAGAACACATCGACTGAAATTCAGATCACCTGCCAGACTGGCCCGAATGAATTCAAAAAGCATTTCATGGGCCTGACTACCGAGGTGTCTTACTTCGTTGAACAAACTGATCCAGTTCCATCAAACAAGTACCGTTACACCGTGACGTTCAAACCGTCTGTAATTGTGCCGACTATCGAACTGCGTTAATCCCAATATTAAGATGCGTGCATAGCACAAGAGGCAAATATGTTATTTCCACAGCAAGAAAAAGTTGTACGTCAGATGACCCACATCATGACGGTGTTCAAAGAATCGGATGCTGCGATCCGTCCCCATTTCAGTCTTACTGGGCCAAGTGGCTCCGGTAAATCCTATCTCGTGAACGAGGCTGCCAAAGAAGTTGGCCTGAAGTTCATGGAGATCAATGCAGCCCAGCTTACTGCTGAAGGGCTGTCTGGTAACTCACTGTCCAAGTCTCTGCGTCAGTTGCGTGAGCACTGGAACGAGCCGAATATCATCTTCGTGGATGAGTTCGATAAGCTGTTTCAGAACAACGGTGAGCGTACTGAGAACTTCCGTTCACAGGTTCAGGATGAATTCCTCATGAACCTCGAAAGCAAATATGCCAGTGTCTTCACGGACTATGGCAAGTACGAACCAGTGAAGATTGATAACTCGTTATTCATCTTCGCCGGGGCATACAGCAACCAGAAGATCCACACTCTCAGTGATCTGAAGGAAGCCGGTATGCGTACCGAGTTTCTGGGTAGAGTTCCTTTGGTTCTGTATACAGAGGCAGTGCCTCTGGAGGAATTGCAGAAGCACATTCCTAAACTGGATCTGTATCGTAATTACAAAGCTCTGTATCCGAATATTAAAGATGCTACTGCTGTGAAGCAGATCGTCAATATTATGATGAAGCAAAACGAAGAAACTCCAATAGGTATTCGTCTTATCAATACCTGTATTCACCTTTATTTCATGAAGGGAATTTAATGAGTCGTCGTGACGAAATAATTGACCGTATCTATAAACAAGTAAAGGTTGTGGATACTGGTTATGAAGTTGACGGTATTCCGTCTCCCTGTCATTTATGGCAGGGGCCAACATCTGGAAATGGACGTGGTAAAGGCTATGGTCGTATCTCGATTAATAGCGTCACCTCGGCTGTACACCGTGTGTCATATACCCATTACAATGGTTATATTCCACTGAAAAAACAAATCGACCATCTCTGCAATGTCCGTAATTGCGTGAATCCAGAACATCTGGAGATGGTCACTCACCTGACAAACCAAGCACGTCGAGCCAGACGTGCAAAGGAGAAATCATGAGTAGCAGTGAAGGATCAGCTTTTACAGTGGGATTCCTTATTGGCCTCATAGTGATGGGATGCCTAGGTAATTGGGTAGGCTCATTTAATAAGGCTGACTTACGAGCTGCTCGTGAGCAATGTGAGAAAGCACTGCCTCGTGACCAGCATTGTGTTTATCAATTCGTACCGGAGAAGAAACCGTGAAATACCTTCTGGCAATCATGTTATGTTTTTTGGGGTTTAATGCCTTTGCAGACAACCGTTATTATATTCCTGAAACAGATAGTCTGTTTATCGTCTCGAATGATTTCAAGACGATGACTGTTTATGTCAAAGGACATAATGAAGGTTCTGCGTGGGGATCTGGTGCAACCAGTAATCACAAAACCTATGCTGGTAAACCTTATACCAGTGTGTCATTCAAATCCGATAAGTGTGACATTGTTATGTCGTACTACGCATGGGCTAATAATACTCGCTTCAGTTATATCTGTGGCAAGAGTGTTAAAGCCGAAGCTATTGATATCCCCGATATCAATTCACAGCACAATAACTTTTAAAGAGGTTCGTGTGAAAGATAAATTACTTGCTGCAATCATGATGTCCCTGTTGGCTCACGAAGCTGAAAAAGCTGCTGAACCAGAAGAGAAAGGTGATGAGCGTGGCTCAGGCCGTACCACCAAGCACGCTCTGATCGCTGCGAAAATCGCCATCGATAAAGCTGGCTCGATCATTGAGATGCAAGACCACTCTAAAACCCATGAGGGTAACAAAGAGCTGGCTTCCAAAGTGTCTCAGATCCTGACCGTGCTGAACGTAGATCATGCGTTCGAGAACAACATCATCTGCGTTAAGCCAATCGAAGAAGCCAAGCGTTCTGATGCTCAGGGGCCACTGCCTGAATGGGCTATTGGTCGTAACCCTATCCGTGAACTGGTGCCGGGTGCTCAGTTGTATACCCGTAACGGTTCCCGTGTGGGTAATGCCTACCTGCTGGACTTCGACGACACCACTGGCGTCTGGGAAGTGCTGACTGACATGGGTTCAGCCATGCATCTGACCGTGGACGAAGTGAACGAGTTATTCACCGTAGGCGAGTACATCGCTGACGTGAACGAAGTCGAATCTCGTCGTAAGAAGTAAGCCGCTATGCAGTTCACTGCATACGAGGTGATCTGTGCCAGTGTTTACGGACACTGGCCGGAAGCCGTCACCACACTTGAGTTAGCTCAGGTGTGTGCTCTGATTGACGGTAGGGATCCAGATGATGCCATGCGTGCATGTGCAGCAAAGATCGCTTACCGAACCAAGGATAAACAGCTTCAAGGTATTCTGCTGACCATGGTCATTGCTGAGTACCCAAGCAATATCCTTCTCTCTCTGGATCAGAGAGTGGGGGTCATGCTGAAGAATCTCCGTAAAAACGGTGGAGAACTCTTTGAGTATGACAGCCACGAAGCCATGAAATTGGCTTTGAAGAAACCCCGGCTCTCTCTGGTTCCGACTCGTTAAAGTTTTTTTGGTTGTTAAATCTCTTAAATCCCAATTCGCCAAACTCTAAACAGGAAGAAAAATATGTCCCGTAATCTGACCCAAGCTCAGGAACAAGTTCAAGTAGCTGAAATTCGTTATCACAACGATGCTCTGATGATCCCTAACGGTATGTCTACCTCTCAGGCCATCGAGCTGCTGGAACGCCAGCGTGACTATCTCGAAGAGAAAGTCTCTATCAACCGTACCTTCGATGCATTCCCGTTCGATGGTGCTAATGCACTGTCTGAAGTGCTGACTGCACAGTTTGGCTGGGCTGCTGCCGAATCGACTCCGGGCTTCTTTGGTGATACTCCACCACAGATGCTGACCATCGAAACCGATTTCAACAAAACTCGCCGTGTACCGTGGGGCCGTTTCTCACTGCCGGGCGTGAAAGGCTACATCGAAACTGGCGTTCGTCGCAAAGACGGTCGTATCGCTTTTTCCATCAACGGTATGGTGAAGCGTAAAGACGAAGCGAACATTGAGCGTCTGCTGGACGGCGTTGCTGAATACCTGAAGGTAAACAGCATCTACGCGGGTAAAGCGATCAAGATCCGTTTCCTCGACGACGATGGCGATGTGCTGGATATGCCGGAACCGAAGTTCCTCGATACTTCGTTCATCTCCCGCGATATGCTGGTCTACAGCGCCGAAGTTGAAGCAAGCATCGAAACCAACCTGTTCACGCCGATCACCCGTATGGCTGACTGTATCGCCAACGATATCCCTGTGAAACGTGGTGTGCTGCTGGGTGGCCCATACGGTACTGGTAAAACCATGGCTGCAACTGTTGCAAGCCGTCTGGCTGTTGACGCAGGTATCACCTACGTGTACGTGCCACACTCTGACGAACTGGCTTATGCCATTGAGTTCGCCAAGCAGTACGACCGTACCGCTGCTGTGATCTTCTGCGAAGATATCGACCGTGCTGTAACTGGCGAACGCTCTGTTGCGATGGATGATATCCTGAACATTCTGGATGGTATCGATACCAAATCCAGCAAAATCATCACCGTTCTGACCACCAACCATCTGGAAAACATCAACCCTGCGATGCTGCGTCCGGGCCGTCTGGATGCGATCATTAACGTGAACGCACCTGACGCCGAAGCTGTTGAGCGTCTGATCCGTCTGTACGGCAAAGGCACTGTTGCCAAAGACGAAGATCTGGCGAAAGCAGGTAAAGTCCTGTCTGGTTCAATTCCTGCGGTAATCGCTGAAGTTGTTAAGCGTGCGAAGCTGGTTCAACTGGGTCTGCAAGAGCCGGGAACCAAAGTGGAAAGCATCTCTGGCGAAGCTATCTATCAGGCAGCACTGACCATTCAGGATCAGGTCGATCTGCTGAAAGAAATGTCTTCTAAGAAAGTGGTAGAACCTACTTTCAATCAGGTGATGGGCGGCGCTCTGGCTGTTGCTCTGAACGGCACGAAAGAACTGCTGAACGGTGTGGAATCGAAAGTATCCGAAATTCACGGCAACGTCTGCTAATAGAAATCCCTCTTCTTCGGAAGGGGGATTTTTTTATTAGAACCAATCACTTTGAGGAAAGATAATGGCAGATCCAGTTCTCTACCGTGCATCGCCACGTAAGACCAAGAAATTCATTATGCAGTGTCTCGACGCTGGCCGGGTGCCGTATGTACGTTCATCTCCGGGTATGGGTAAGTCGAGCCTCTGTGCTGAAATTGCAAAGCTGGCAAGTCTGGAGCTGATAGATCATCGTCTCTCTGGTTCCGGCCCTGAAGATCTAAACGGCCTACCTCGTTTCAATGAGGCTGGCATGGCTGAGTTCAGTCCATTTGAGGGTTTATTCCCGCTGGACACTACGCCGTTACCAGCCGGTATGAACGGCTGGCTGTTGTTGCTGGACGAGTTTAACTCGGCACCAAAAGAAGTCATTGCAGCGGCTTACAAGCTGCTTCTCGACCGTATGGTTGGGCAACGTAAGCTGCATCCTTCGGTATACATTGTCTGTGCAGGCAATCTGGATACTGACCGGGCTATCGTTAATCCAATCGGTACTGCTATGCAGTCTCGTGTGATCCACATCGAGATGGAAGTTAATGCCTCTGAGTGGATGGAAGACGTTGCCATTAAGAAACGCTACTCGAAAGAGATCATTGCGTTTCTGGGCCAGTATCCAAGCAAGCTGATGGACTTCACGCCGAACCATGTAGACAAGACATTCTGCTGTCCTCGTACATGGGAATTCGTGGATGACCTGATGAAAGCTGGTGGTATCGATGAAGACAACGTTGGCCTGTATGCAGGGACAATCACGTCTGGTGTAGCTGTAGACTTCTTCAACTTCACCAAGGTCTATAAGGATGTGATCACCGTATCTGAAATTGTTGCCAATCCCCTAACCTGTCGTGCTCCAACCAGTTTGAATATTGCGTGGGCCACAGTGTCAGGAATGATTGAAGCAATCAACACAGACAACTTCGATGCTCTATGCGGGTATGCTGAAGCACAATTGCCTCTGGATATGCGTATCTTATTCTTCCGGGCAATGCTGATCCGTGATCCGGCATTACGCCATCATTCAAGATTCCCGGCTGTAGCGAGTGCTGTTGCTAAGTATCTGAACGAATAACGAGAGGCAAACATGGAATTTGATCCAGTAGAGCTGAATAAGCTCTTAGACCGGACAAAAGCAGCAGTCTTCATGGGGGACAATGCTCCATTTCTGGGGTCTGTGATGTGCTCATTACTGTACGCGTGGAGTACGGATATCCCTACTGCTCAGGTGGATGGTACGTGCATGACGTGGAATCCAGAGTGGTTCCTGAAATTGCCTGTCCAAACCCGTAAAACTGTGTTTGTGCATGAACTATGGCATGTTGCCAGATTGCACATTCCACGCTGTGGGAAACGTAATTCAAAAGTCTGGAACTGGGCCTGTGATATCCGAATCAATAATGATCTGGAAGATGCAGGCTACACGTTTGAAGGAACTTCACCGTGGAAAGATCAGGCATACAGTGGCTGGGTTGAGGAGGATATCTATGATGACCTCATAGCTAAAGGTATGGAGCCACCTCCGGGGCCGGAAGATCTAATCTACGGTGCAGATGAAAAAGCTCTGATTAACATCGTGATCCAAGCAACCCACCAAGCTCGTCTTGGTCATGGCACTGTGCCGGGTGGCGTGGAAGAGACGATCAAAGCCTTTTTGACTCCTATCGTACCATGGGAAACTTATCTGTATAAATGGATGAGCGATTTGTGTGATACCAACCGATCATGGGCCAGACCCAACAGAAGGTATCAGCATATCTATTTGCCCCATCGTCGAAAAGATGAGGGCAGGCTGACACATCTGATGTACTTCCTTGATGTTTCTGGTTCCATTACCCGGAAACAAATTGAGCGTTTTAACTCGGAAGTGAAATACATCAAGGACACATACAATCCAGCGAAGCTGACCATTGTACTGTTCGATGTGACTATCCGTGATGTACAGGTCTGGACGGACAGCGATCCGTTTGATGAGCTGGTAGTGACTGGTCGAGGTGGTACAAGCCTGCACTGTGTGAAGGATTATATCGACGAGCATCGGCCTACTGCTGCAATCATTTTCACCGATCTTAAAGTGACACCAATGGAACCACTGATGTATGACATTCCCCTGTTGTGGGTATGTATCAACAACTTCAGTGCCGAGGTGCCATTCGGAGAAATCATCCATATCAGGAGTTAACATGATCGTAAATGCTGGAGCACTTCTGCATAAAGCACCCATTGCTGACATGGCAGAAACCAAGCTGATTGAGCACGGCGTATCCTACGGCTTATCCGAAGCTGGGTACGATATTCGTATCAAACAGGATATTACGTTTTCACCTGCAAATGATAAATACCAAATCACTGTGAGTGAGATCGTTGGTGATACCAACCAGGTTCACTTCCAGAAAGGACGATTCACACTGGCATCAGCAATGGAGTTATTCCAGATGCCTGATGATCTGCTGGGCGTAGTACATGATAAATCAACGTGGGCCAGACATGGCCTGTCCGTGTTCAATACCGTTATTGAGCCGGGCTGGCATGGCTACCTAACGTTGGAACTTGTGTACAGCGGGCAGAAGGAATTATTCATTCCTGCTGGTGCCGGTATCGCACAAGTGCTCTTTCATGAAGTCATGGTGCGAAGCCACTATGACGGTAAATATCAGAACCAAGAGGATAAGCCCATTCCTCCTCGGATGGTCTAATCATCCATTTTTTGGTTTTAATCCCTTTTCATTCACTTAAATAAGCGAGTAATAAATGTCCCTGATTAAATTAACTGTAGCGAATTCTGGTCTGCGTCTGGAAGTAAACGCAAAGCACGTTGTATTCATCCGTGATAACGGTGAGAGCACTAATACCACTGTTGGCCTGTCAACTGGCGAAAGCGTTGATGTTAAAGAGTCCGGTCGTTCTGTCCGTGGCTATGTAAAAAAAGCTCTCGCTCCTGTCGGCGTTGCTGCTGCACCAGAAGTAGCTGAGTAATTTCGGGTAGGGCAGATATAATGTCTGCCCAATCTCTCCACTGAAACAAACAAAGAGGCTCTATGTTACGTGCTCCCCTCAAATGGGTAGGCGGTAAAACACGCATTATCGACAGACTGAAAGAGCATTTCCCGGCAGGAAATCGTCTGGTAGAACCCTTTGCTGGTTCCGGTGCTGTCATGCTGAATACCGACTTTCCTCGCTATTTAATGGGTGATATCAATCCCGATTTGATGAACTTCCACATCGATGTAAGGGATAATACTGAGGAGTTATTGGATCATGCCAAATGGTTCTTTAGTACGGGTAATCATGAAAACATTTATTATCGTTATCGGGCTGAGTTTAACCAGCTCACTACTCCTACTGTTTATCGCTCTGCACTATTCCTCTTTCTGAATCGTCACTGCTTTAACGGCCTCTGCCGTTACAATGCAAAGGGCGAGTTCAACGTACCGTATGGTCGTTACCCATCTCCGTATTTACCGGAGAAAGAGATAATGGTATTTGCTGACAAAGCTCACTCTGCTCGCTTCGTAACACAAAGCTGGCTGGACACTTTGAAGCAGGTAAAGCACGGTGATGTTGTGTATCTGGATCCTCCGTATATACCAACCAGTGCTACTGCAAACTTCACAGCATATGCCAAAGAGCCATTCAATTTGACTCATCAAAGAGAACTGGCTGAAGCATTATTTGATCTGGGTAGCTACGGCATTCCGGTCATTGCTTCAAACTCCAATACTCCATTGGCAGTAGATCTTTACTCAAAATTTAAAGTAGAGAATATATACGCACCACGTTCTGTGGGCGGTGCTGCCGTGGCAAAAGAAATAATTGCTAAATTAAATTGCTGAGGTATCCATGAGTGCCGAAGAGTTAGGGAAATCAATTCACGAAACCATTGAGTCAGGCTCCAGCGTAATGATGGTGCATATCGATGGTGAGTTTCGTCATGTGACCAAAGAAGAGTTTTATGAACGTATCTTCGGCGCAATGACAGAGAGACAGCGTATCTTTTTAAAGATGCTTGAAGCTGATTTCAGCAGTCTGGAAGAGAGAATCGCTGCTGTATGCTGTGATCGCAGTCGCAATAAAATATCCGGCTATGGCATTAAGGAGATCATCCTTGATGAATTAGCTGAAGAACCCGAAGCGGTTCCGAACAAACCCAACATCAAAACAAACAAGCGATCCAAGGGGAAAGGGCATCCGTTGCCATTCTACCTTGGCTCCAAAAGGCGGTATTAATGGACATGGTATCTTTAGCGTTATCCGGTACTCAGGAACGTGGCAACACGGATCGAGAGTTCCATATCAGTATCACTCTTATCGGGCTGGCTAAACCTTTGCGTGGTGTCGTGGATGCTGACTCACATCCTCATGTAGCTTTCCGGGAATATGAACTTTCCCGTAACGGTTCATGGGTTGCTGTCGAAGCTCCACCTCGCTACATTCTGCGTGAAGGCATCACCTCTGCACAGATTCTGTATCTTGATGGAGTCCCGTAATATGGACGGAGAATTGGCTGACCTGCAACAACAGTATATGGATCTGGAGATTCACCAGATCTGGGCAACTTTAGTCATTGCTGTTGTTCTGTCTGTTCATCCAGAAAGCGATTTCTGGTTCTGGCTCAATACCTTCATAGGCACTGGTAGTGCTCTGTTTGGTATCTGGGCTTTTATTAAATCACGCAAAGTGAAGAGTAAAATCTATGCTCTGATCTCTGGGGGCTAAATGGCAACTGTTAACGCCACTACTGAGCAATATGTAACGCTGGTTGTTACATTGAGCCAAGAAGAAGCAAGAACCTTGCAGGCGATGATGCAAAACCCTGAAGAGGATGATACAGAAATTGCTATCAACCTTCGGCATAGCCTCTTTGCTGAGTTAAAAAAGGCGGGTATTAAATGACGATCTCTGTAAGGGTAATCGCGGATAGTATCAACGAGTTTGGGAATCGTATTACGACTTTCCAGCTTCGCTATCCTCGCTTTATCCACGCTGAGTTAATGACTCATCGTAAATTCAGCCGTAATGCTTCCAGCAGCCGGGCTATTCCCGTTAAGCGTATCATCGCTGACATTAAGGAAGACCCGGCGATCCCGCTTCACTGGGGAAAGAATCAGCCGGGTATGCAAGCTCATGATGAACTCGACGATAAGGTTATCATCCCTCTGGGGTTAACTGACTCTATCGAAGTGGACAAAGAGCAGGCATGGCTTACTGCCCGTGACCGTGTGATCAAAATTGCCGAAGGTTTCGACAATGCAGGCTATCACAAGCAGATCGTTAATCGTTTGCTTGAGCCGTGGTCACATATCAACGTGCTGGTGACTTCCACTGAGTTCAACAACTTCTATCACCTGCGTTGTCATCCTGATGCACAACCAGAGATTGAAGTGCTCGCTACGCAGATGCGGCTGGCAGCTCAAAACAGCAAGCCTGTCTTACTGGCTCCGGGTGAATGGCATCTGCCATACATCAAGAATTCTGCGGATTGGGCAGAAGCACACCTGTTCCTGAAGAAAGGTCGAATCACTCGTGATGAACCAAGTAAGAAGGAAGTTCAGGAGCTGCTGCTGAAAGTCTCTGTTGCTCGTTGTGCTCGTGTCAGTTATCTGCTGCACAGTGGTCGTCAGACTACCGTGGATGAAGACCTGATTCTGTATGCCAAGCTGCTGGGGTCTGCTCCGTTACACGCTTCACCTGCTGAACATCAGGCAACGCCTGATACTAAGTCGTATTCAAATGATTACGGTGGTGAGCTGTGGGATAACGAATCCCTGCATGGAAACTTTACTGGCTGGAACCAATACCGTAAGACATTGCCTTACGAAAACGTTCCCGGCTAACCCATAGGGGGGCTTCTCTTAAAACCTCGCAGGTGATCAGGAGACTGATCAAGAGAAGTCACCCCACCTTTTTGCTGTGTGTAGTCTTTGCCCATCGTAAGGTGGGCTTTTTTATGGTGTCTTTATCGAGGGGATCTCTGAGGCAAACTCAGCTAGATCACGGTGCCTCCGTAGTATGGCATGGGGCGGAGATCCCCACGATAAACTCATCAACCTACCCAAAAATCCGAGGTAAACAATGCAAGTATCCGATAGTGCAAAAGGGGCTAGTTCAGCCACTTTAGGTGCTCAACCAACCCGTAATGTTGCTATGGTTCAGGATGCCAGCTTCTTAATGATGCTGTCCTCTAACCTGTATTCCAACCAAACTCTGGCCTGTATCCGTGAACCACTGTGTAATGCATGGGATGCTCACATCGATGCAGGTACTACCGATTTACCAATCCGTATCACGATCACTGAAGACCATGAGTTAATCATAGCAGACAGTGGGCTGGGCATTCCCGATGATAAGATCGAGGCTGTCTACGGTACGTATGGTGCCTCTACCAAAAAGAACGACAGCAAGACAACTGGTGGCTTCGGTCTGGGTAGTAAGGCTCCGTGGGCTTATGTAGAAACCTTCCGTGTGATCTCTGAAAACAACGGGATTAAAACCGTTTACAACATGGAGAAATCCACTGTTGAAAACGAAGGTATGCCGGGTATTACTCCGGTCATGTCTATTCCTACTGATCGCAGTGGTCTGACAGTTCAGTTCCGTCTGAACGAGGAAGACGTGGAAGAGGTGGTTCGCTACATCAAAGCAATCACACTGCACGGTGATATGAATGTCATTTTTGACAATCAGTTATCCGGCGAAGGTGAACAAGTTCTGCCTAAGCTGAACCTCGAACCAGTAGTGGGGAACTATCTCGTTGGTGGTGACGCCTATGAGAACTGGTACTTCCGTTACATGGGCAAGTCCACCATCTTCATTCGTTACGGTGCCGTGGTCTATCCAATTCTGGAAACCGTTAAAACTGAGAAAGCTGTCAGCCTGCTCAGGGAATTCATGACGATGGTAGGCTTCCAGCGTCTTCTGGTTCAGGCTGCTCCAGATACTCTGGCACTGACTCCGAACCGTGAAGCGTTGTCCAGTAACCGTATGACTGAGGACGGTATCACCGATCTGTGTGTGGCCCTCGTGAATCGCATTGAGGAGGATCTGATTGCTGCTATTCCCACTGCTGTAGCAAATACAGAACGTATGCTACGTAAGGGTATGGATGGGTCTACCGTGGATAGCCGTATTAATCCATGGAGTCATATTCGTCCTGATGCAGTTAGTCGTTACCTTAACTGCTCAGTGGGTAGGCCATTCATGACTAAGTATGATCGTCACCTGAGACATGCTGAACATGCTGGCTTTAAGAAGATGCATCGGTTCAATAATGCCAAGGCAACTAGTGAGTTTCATAAGCTGCGTAATCGTAATAAAAATCGTCGTCATTACGTGAGTATGCCTGATTTGCGGATCGGCTTTGCTAAACGTTTCATCATGAAACCACTGGCTAAAGTTTTCTTAGATAATCCGAAAATCCTCAAGCCTAAAAACCTGATGTTCTCTGAAGAAGAATACTGGGGTCGTAAGATCCACAAGAAAGATATCCTTAGTACTCACATACGGGGTACAAAGTTCAACAATCTGAAGGTGCTGATCGACAGACCAACAGTCTTTATTGCTTCCAACATGTCCTGTCTGGATGACAGTATTAATGACTGCCCACTCATCGATAAGAAGGATTCTGTCTGGATCTATCGTGTGAATAACCTCGACAAGAACCGTAAGGAAATTGTCAAAGCATTTCAGGATGCTGGTTATCAGGCAATTGATCTGGGTGACAACCACAGTTGGGATGGCCCAGCTCAAGCCCGTAAAATGGCCAGAGATGAGAAAGCTGCAATTAAAGCTGCACAAATTGCTGCTGGTAAAAAACCAAAAGTGAAGGTAAAGAACAGCCTGCTGTCTATCAGTAACGTCTATGTTAATCGTACTAAGCGTCTAACTACTGATGCTATCCGTGGCTTACCACAGACGGCCTCTAAGACCGATAAACCATTGTTCTATGCTGAGATCCGCGACTGCAACAGCAATGGCACTATCGGGCATTACACGCATATTCTCGACTTGAGCCAAGAAGAGAAAGAGCATGGCGTGATTGCTCGTACTGGTACGGAAGTCAACATGGCGAAGAAACGTGGTGCAGTCCATGTTAATGCCTACTTCAAGGATCGTTTCATTGAACGTGTCTTCAGTGAAGAATACAAAACTTACATGACGAAAGAACGTAAGGTGGGTATCGCTGAGGACTTATGTATTAGGTCAGTGGACATGAGACTGTTCAGATTACTTGGCATTAAAATGCCGGGGCTGGACAAACTGAAGTACGATCCTTCTATGGAACGTCTCCATCAGATGATCGATGGCATGTGGACTCATCTACGCTATACGCTGTTGAGTGATGATCCTGTTAAAAAGGATTTACTCGACGATGTGGTTCTGAAATACCAGCTCCTCCCTACTCCAACAACTGAGAAGTTGATGATTCTCCAGACTGACAAAATCTTGAATAAGTTGGGGAATGGTAAGGGTGTTATGGAGTTAATCCAACGTTATCCAGAGCGCAAAGCAGCTCTGAAATCCCTTGTTTTAATCGCGATCAAAACTGGAATAAAGAAACCATGAACAAGACCCTCGTGACAATCGTAGCGTTGTCCGTGGATAACCGTACTGCAACTCTGTATTTGCAGGATGGAACCACGCTGACAATGAAGCAGGGTGACTCACGTCTCCCTAATATCGCAGCCGTTGCCAAAGAAGCATTTGGCAAAGGTCTGAAGAGTGTTGAGGTGGATGTTACCGTTCCGGTAGCTGAGAACACCGAATACGCTGACGCAGAGCGTGGAACCAAAGGAGCTGTTAAGTTCTTCCGTGTGGCTAAGTCGCTGCTGAAAAAGCTGCTTAACACTGATTCACCACAGGAAGTACCGGAAGAAGTGGCATATGTATCACCACTGGATATCGGTACTTTCCCCGGTCGGGAACCTGAACCTGTACAGTTCGACTCTGCCGTATCAGCTCAATTGCTTGAGATGATTAAGGTCAGTGGTAACTGGCAGGTAATTCTGACCGACAACAGCAGCAATAGCTTGCAGAAGGTAGCTGCTATTAAGTTGGTTCGCACTGTCGGTAATCTGGGGCTGAAACAGGCCAAAGATCTGCTGGAACAGCCTGTGCCTGCTGTGATTCTCGGTGGTTACGACGAGAAGACAGCATTTACCATCTGTCAGTGGTTGAAAGAGTTCGGCTATAAGGCGGATATCGATTACGTAGAGGTTGCTTCATTGGAGCCATGGGGGCCAACCGCAGAGGAGCAGTTAGCTGAACCTGTGCAGGAAACGAAGGCAGAGCCGACTAACGATCAGAAACTGGATGCTGCTGGTGAGCGTATGCGTATGCTCATGGACGGTGGCAAGCAGACTTCTGATCCAGAGTTCCATAAGCCTCTCGATGAATCTGTGGAAACTATCGTTGCTGTACACCAGTCCAGCGGTATGGTCGTGCCGGATGCTCACAAGCTGTCTCGTCAGCTCAGGGCATCTGCAAAGTTGAAAGACTATGCTGGCTTTGAGAAGTTCCTCGAACGTCTGTCCTTGATCATCAATGACCGTGCTCACTCGGTTGAAGATCTGATGAAGTTCATCGAGAAAGGCGATCTGCCAATCGCTGACGATGGCTGCATTGTGATCTACAAACGTTTGAACCGTGCGATTAACGGTGTGATGACTGACGTTCACAGCGGCAGAATCAAACAGAAAGTAGGCTCGTATGTCTTTATGCGAGCTGGTCTGGTTGATCCTAACCGCCGTCAGGACTGCTCAAACGGTCTACACGTTGCGTCTCTGTCGTACCTCGGTGGTTTCAGTGGTGTAGAAACTGTTATCGCCAAGGTGCGTCCAGAGGATGTATTCGCTGTGCCGGAGTACAGTACCAACAAGATGCGTGTGTGTGGTTATCACATTCTGGGCATCCTGCCAGAGAACCTGCGTGTTCTGGTAAACGGTGGTGGTTCTATCTCCAGCGTTCCAGAAGGTGCAATCCTGCTGGGCAGTGTTCTGCGTGGGCATCATATCGGTATTACTCAGCACGTCGAGATCGGTGGTCAAAGCGGAACTAACGTGACCTACACCGATGTGGCTGTGGACAGTGCCGATGATTTGGTTGTAACGGCAGCGACTGCACCTCGTGCAGAAACGCTGGATCTCGCTGAAGAGTTGCAGGCTAAAGTACCTGTGGCTCCAGACGTAATGCCTGACGAACTGGTGGATAAACCTGTGGACAAAATTAAGCGTTCAACGCCAGTCAATCGCAAAGCGACTGGAACCAAGAAGAAAGGGGCTAAATCCAAGCCTGCTAAAGCTGCCAAGCGTGCTGTGAGTAAGTCTCCGGCGTTTGCTGCTGCTTATGGCAATGTGGCTGGTGCATCAACCTCTGACGTAGCGAACGATGCTGCCAAGAAGTTGTTGCAGATGAAGTCTGCTGCACGCAAAGGCTGGGACAAACTGGGCTTCACCAACGAAGAAGTTGCAATCGTGATGAACTCAGTGAGTAAAACAACCAATGCGAAAGCTGAAGGTATTCTGGAAACTCGTGCGAAAGCCGAGAAACGTAAAGACAGTGGTAAGGCGAATCCGAATTCTCCTGCCGGGCTGATTCGTGGAATGTTGGAGAAAGGCAACTTGTCTGTTGACGAGTATAAAGCCATTGTCCTTCTGAAGCGTAAAGCCAAGAAAGGCTGGCAGGCTCTGGGTGTATCCGAAGCGGAACAGGCAGAGATCGAAAAGCATACCAAGTAAGTAGCTACTTCCAAAATACCTCTAGTCTCTATAGACTAGGGGTATTTTTTATGGGAGTAACAAACTATGTCACAAGTATTCCGTCCTAATCGCAAGGCAACTGACGGCGATATTATTCGTCTTAATAGTGTGGGTCTGTCTTTGTCCACGATTGCAAAAGTTCTGGATTGTCATCCAACCACTATTACCCTGCGACTCAAGTCTCTGAATATAGCTCCTGCTGATACACGTCGAACCTTCATGGAAGATGTGTTTACCTCGCTGTCTCAGAACCAACAAGAGTGGTTAGCTGATCAGCTAGGCCCACATATTTCCATTAAGGACTTTGTGCGAAATCTGTTAGTTCGTGCCTACCTTGATAAGAAACCGGATAACGACAATGCCTAATCCACTTTACGATACTCTCCTGTGGTTCCAAAAAGCTGTACCGGAGCCGGGAACCAAGAACATCAACGTTCAGACTGGCGTCCACTTTGAAGAAGTGGTTGAGATGCTGGCTGAGATGGAAGGTACTGACCAGACGACTCGTACCATGATCTATCAGGCTGCTGATTATCTTGGCAGACTGGCAGAGCATTTGAAAACTTCAAATGCCGATCTGAAATTCACTCTGAAAGATGAAGTGAAGTTCCTCGATGCTCTCTGTGACCAAGTGGTTACAGCCACTGGTACTGCTCACATGCATAACTTCCTTTTCCACGGTGCGATGATGGAAGTGAACAGCTCCAACTTCAGCAAGTTTGTGGATGGTGAGCCTGTATTCGATGAGAATCGTAAAATCAAAAAAGGCCCAGACTATCGTCTGGCTAACCTCGAACCATTCGTGAAACCGCAGTAATTTGTTTTTGCGGTCTGTTCATATAAGCCACTGATTCTAGTGGCTTTTTAACATTAAATTGGAGAGTCTCTAAATGCTTGAGTCACCCAAGACCGCACCGCTAAATGCTGGACAGCAGGCAGCGGCTGACGGTTTCTTTGCATTCCTGTTCGATCAGACACAGGAGATTATTATTTCCGGTGCCGGGGGTGTCGGTAAGACATTCCTGATGGGCTATCTCATTGATGAGATCATGCCCCGTTATTTCAGTACCTGTCAGTTGATGGATATTAAGCCTGAATTCGATGAGGTCGTAATGGCTGCTACCACCAACAAGGCAGCAGAAGTACTGACCCTCAGCACTAGCCGTGGTTGTGGAACGATCCACTCCTTCATGAACCTCAAAGTTCGTGATGATTACGGTACTGGTCGAAGTATTCTGACCAAGAAAAACACATGGACTGTTCATCAAAACAAGATAGTTTTCATCGATGAATGCTCCATGATCGATAGTGCATTACTGGCAATGCTGAAAGAGGGAACCCATAAATGCAAAATCGTTTATGTCGGTGATCACTCTCAGTTGGCTCCAGTTATGGAAGCGATTTCACCAATCTACCGTAACAACATTCCGATGTTCGTACTGACGGAACCAATGAGGAACGCTGGTCAGCCAGCCCTGTTGGAAGTCTGTCAGCAACTTCGTGACACAGTTGAAACGGGTGTGTTTAACCCGATTAAAATTGTGCCGGGTGTAATCGATCACATGACCAGCGAAGAAATGCAGGCTGAGATCGATAAGCACTTTGTAAGTGGTGAAACTGAATCCCGTATCCTCGGCTACACCAACAAACGTGTGCAGGATTATAACCAGTACATTCGTGAAGTCCGTGGTCTGCCTGAGCAGTTCACCGTGGGTGAGCACCTGATTAATAACTCTGGGATCCAGTTTAAAAACGGGATGCTGAGTGTTGAGCAGGAGGTGAAAATCACTTTCATGTCTTCCCAGACAGCTTCGATTCGTATCGAGGAAGGTGTGGAGATGGATGTGCATATCTGCACTCTGGAAACCATGCTGGGTGAGCGATACGAAAACGTGAAGATCCCGGCAAACCGGGAGCATTACGAAGCTCTGGTAGCCTACTACCGAAGGATGAAGAACTGGGAACGGTTCTATTTCCTGAAGAATAACTTCCCCGATCTGCGTCCTCGTGATGCCTGTACTGTTCACAAAAGTCAGGGCAGCAGTTATGACACGACATTCATTGATCTGAATGACCTGTCCACCTGCCGTAACCCTGATCTGGCTGCCCGTCTGCTATACGTAGCATTCACTCGTGCTCGTAATCGTGTAGTGCTGTATGGCGAACTGGCTGAGAAATTTGGTGGTCTGATCCAGTAGGAGAGAGAATGTCTAGTTCTACCGTTATGGGCTTAATTGACCGTATTCTCAATGACTTGTTTAAGGCTGAGAAGAGACGGTTAGCAACCGCAATCGATCAACTGGTTGAGGCCAACGAAGAGTATGTTCAGAGCCAAATGAGAGCCTTCATGTTCAATGGTGATATCTATACCCATAGCCAAAATGGGTACAGGGATCGTCCACCAATGTTGGCATGGGCTTTGACAGACAGAATGGTTGCTCACATTAAAGACCAGAAGGCTGTCAACATGGACAAACAGCAAATAGGGCAGATGCTCTTTTCACTGTTTGGCACAAATCCTGACTGGCAACATGTACTTAACCATTTACCACCTTGTCTGGTTCCACTGGTTCCTGAGACGAATGCTTACCAGCGTTCTTTCGGTGTGGAAGATCACATTCAACACGACGAGCGATTACTTCGGCAATACCGTAAGATACTTCCGAAAATCGAGATGTATAGTGTGACCGGGCTACTTTATTAGGCAGGTGATTAATGAGGAATCTTACGTTCGCAGAGCAGACCAATTATCCGGTCTGCCTGCTGGTATCCGATATCCGGCAAGACGAGATCAAACGGGCTTATTTCACCGACTATGGTGTTGAGCCAGAAGATGCCATTGTGCTGACGTTGCATCAGGCACCGGGCAAGAAGAAGACTCCTATGGGAGAAATGAGATCGTACATTGTGGACGAACTCGTACCCATCTGGAAAGACTTCCAAGTCCAGTATGTCCTGTGTACTGACGCCGATTATTTCAAAGCATTGACCAAAGCGACAAAGGTTGATGCCAACTTAGGTTACGTGCTGGATACCGACTATGGTGTGAAAGCAATTTACGTACCAAGTTACAGAAGCATCTTCTATGATCCCCAGAAGATTACTGCAAAAATTGCACAGGGTATGAATGCTCTTGTGGCTCATGTCACTGGTGAGTATAAAAAACCCGGCAGCAGTATTATTCATTATGCTGCTTATCCTACTCAGCTTCACGAAATTGAGGAGTGGCTGGTTAAGCTACTCGCAATGAATACCCCACTGGCTATCGATATTGAGGCATTCAGTCTCAAGCACGCTACTGCCGGAATTGGCACCATTACTTTCTGCTGGAACCAGCATGAAGGGGTGGCATTCCCTGTGGACTATCAGCCTATCGCTGGGGCAACAAAGGCACCATTTGGCAGGAACGTCCGTAATGAACCAGTGAGAAGAATGCTCCGTGCTTTCTTCGAGCAGTATATGTCTACAGCGATTTATCACAATATTGCTTATGACGTTTACGTGTTGATTTATCAACTCTTTATGGATGACCTTCTGGACACATCCGGCCTACTTACAGGCTTAGATGTGATGCTCAGAAACTGGGATGATACAAAGCTGATCACTTATCTGGCGACGAATTCGTGTGCCGGAAACAAGTTAGGCTTGAAAGACCAATCACAGGAATTTGCGGGTAACTATGCTGAGGAAGGTATCAAGGATATCTGTAATATCCCTCTGGATCAGCTGCTGCAATATAACCTCGTCGATGGTCTGTCAACGTGGTATGTGCATAACAAACACTGGGATACGATGGTTGCTGACCAGCAGGAGCATATCTATGCCACCCTGTTCCAGCCAGCAACCAAAGACATCATTCAAATGCAGCTCACTGGTATGCCACTGAACATGAAACGTGTTCTGGAGGTGGAAGCCATCATGCAGCATGACAATGATCTCGCAGTCAAAGCTATGCGTAATACCCCAATCATCCAGCAGTACTCTTACCGGATGCTTGAGCAGTACATCGACAAGATGCACAAAAAGTGGAAGCAGAAGCGAACCACTATTGCCGAGGTACAAGAAGAAGCCAAGACGAACAGTAAGATATTGAAGATGATCACCTTCAATCCGAACAGCAACCTGCAATTACAGGATCTGCTGTTTAACGTACTGCAACTTCCCGTGATCTCTCTGACAGACAGTAAGGAGCCAAGTACAGATGGGGATACCATCGATGCACTGTTAAACCATGCAACCGATCCCGAAGTACTGAAATTCCTGAAAGCTCTGAAAGAGTATAAGGCTGTCGATAAAATCCTGACCAGCTTCATTCCGGCAATGAAGAATGCTGCTCTGGCAAATGATGGTTGGCATTATCTGTTCGGTAACTTCAACCTCGGTGGAACGTTATCCGGGCGGTTAAGCTCATCCGATCCAAACCTGCAAAACCTACCAGCGAAAGAGAATAAATACTCCAAGCTGATCAAGTCTTGCTTCCAAGCTCCACCGGGTTGGATGTTCTGTGGTCTGGACTTTGCAAGTCTGGAAGACAGGATCTCTGCTGTTACCACTAAAGACCCAAATAAACTGAAGGTGTATACCGATGGTTATGACGGTCACTGTCTTCGTGCTTATGCTTACTTTGGTGAGCAGATGCCAGACATTGTGGATACTGTAGAGTCCATCAACTCCATTGAGAAGAAGTACAAAGCTCTCCGTGGTGACAGTAAGGCACCAACATTTGCACTGACTTATCAGGGTACTCATCATACTCTGATGAAGAACTGTGGTTTCCCTAAAGAGAAAGCTGTACTGGTTGAGAACCGTTTCAAGGAACTCTACAAAGTGAGTATCGACTGGGTTGATGCCAAGCTGCAAGAAGCCAGTAAGGTTGGCTATGTGACTGTTGCATTTGGTCTGCGTGTCAGGACTCCACTGCTCAAGCAAGTGATCCGTAAGACAAGTAAGACACCATATGAGGCAGAAGCAGAAGGTCGTACAGCAGGTAATGCACTGGGCCAGAGTTGGTGTTTACTCAACTCTCGTGCAAGTGTCGAGTTTATGGAGAAGGTTAGATCCAGTAAACACAGGCTTGATATCCGACCATGTGCTCACATTCATGATGCTCAGTACATGATGGTCAGAGATGATATCGATGCCTTGCTCTATGCCAATGAGCATTTAGTGGAAGCTGTTAAGTGGCAGGAGCATCCTGACATTGCCCACGACGATGTGAAACTGGGAGGTGAGTTCGGTATCTTCTATCCAGACTGGGGCCATGAAATAACGATCCCTAATGGAGCCAGTAAAGAAGATATCTATCAAGCGATTGATACTGCTTTAGCTGCTTAACAGTAATGTATACTCTGGGGGAGTTTTCTCCCCTTGATTAAGGATTACACAATGACCACCAGCAAGATCGCAGTAAACGTGCTTAACAACCAGAATGAACAAGTGAAGGTTGTGGCTGCTGTCCTCATCGATCCAGTAACAGGATTACCTTCTGATGGTGGTGGTTCCACTGGGTCAAACATCGACTTTGAACTCCTGTTAATTCAGGACTCAACCGGTGCTACCGGTATTCGTCGTGAGGTAAATAACAACGGTACTATTACCGTGAATTATGAAACCCTCGACGGTGGTTCATGGACACCAACTCCCCCAACAAGTCTGGTATCAGCAGCCTTGCCACCAAACGCAGCAACTGCATCCGCACAAGCAACCTTGCTTACTGTGGTTCAGAACCTACTGATCGCAGCGAAGATGCCTACCTACAGTGCCGTCACCATTCTAAGTGTTGCTACTTCTGCTTCCGCAGGAGCAACTGCAACAGCGTTTGGTGCTCAGGCTTGTACTGGTCTGGATATCGTGAACAACTCCACTGTGGATATTGAATATCAACGTGGTGGTGCAGGACAGTTTATGACCATCTCTGCTGGTACTTCCCGTCTGGTGACAGGCATTACTAATGCCAACCAGATCAGTGTTCGCCGTGTGGATCAGGTAGCTACTGCCGTGACCATTAAAGCGGAGGCATTTGCCGTATGATGCGTCGAGTTCCCTTCTTGGGTTCACGGTCATTCACTAGTTCTAATTCTTTCTCTCGAAGGGTTGGAACAGTCCTGCCCGTGTTTACCACACAGCCTGTTACGCAGTCTCTGTTTCAGGAGAATGGGCAATTACTGATCACAGGTGCTGTGGTCAGGAATGCTTCAAGCTACCAGTGGCAGCGATCTACTGACGGGGTAACATTCACCGATGTTGCCGGGCAAACAGCAGCAGTGCTGAACCAAGCAGGAGTAACTGGGGGTTCGGCTACGTATCGCCTGAAGGCTATTAACGACAAGGGCTTTACGTACTCAAACAATGTTCAGGTGCTGTCTGCTTACCTGTGGATCCAGAACGACTCCAGCTCTGCTGATGGAAGTGCTCTGGGTACGACTAAGGTAACGAACAGTACCTATACCTTCAATGCTCCTGCTGGAAATAGGCCGTTTTCTGCGTTCTACCGTCTCCTCAGTGACAACAGCATTTTCATTCCAGAGGGAACTACTTCTGGGCGTGCTGTACCAACTTGGGTATCGAGTAATACAGCGGTTCTGCCTCAGACCCCAGTGACAGCAACAGGTCAATTGAACTGTGCGACCAAAGTAGGCAGTGCAACTCTGACTGCCTCAATTGGTAGATTGTCATCTGTGATGAGTGCGACGATTACCTAAGCTATCAAAAGCCAATAATTAATAGGCTACAGTGATGTAGCCTTTTTTCTTTGGTACGTTTACCATTATCCACCCAACATATCTTTTATCTGGGGAACTCTCCCCGATCCCAATAGGAGCAGTCTGCATGTCTGAACAAGCGGCAAAAACTAACTATTTCTTAGTGACGGGTAAGGTTATCTTTACCGTCAACATCCTGCCTGTACCAGAAAATCCTCAGATTGAGGAGATCGAACTGAACTCTCTGGTGAACCAGAATGCCTCTGTGCTAAGCCGTAAGAGCATCAGCAATGCTCAACTGGCACTACAGCAGCATTTCATTAAGCGTATCGGTGAGGACTCTCCTGTGTCCATTAACGATATCGTGATCACCAACATCGTTTCTCTGGGTCTGATGACCGAAGAAGAATTCAACGATGCCGCTGATATGGCACATCTGGAAAAAGAGCCAGCCAAACCTAACCTGTCTGTGGTGCAGAATGAGCCGACCGAACCAACTGAGTAAAGAAGAGTCGGGGGGCCGGGTAAACTATTACCTCGCTGCTGTACTACATCCCCAACGGGAAAGCCAGCCACCTTACACAGCCGAGTGTGAAGATATCATCGACGCACTGAATATGACTTTCGATGAGGCCAATATCTTTAAAGAGATCTGGCGTTCAGCGAATGAGCGTACTCACGGTGCTGGGAAGGTTGGTAACACTCCTATCCGTGCTGCACAGAAGATGGTTCATTACTCCGGGCGAATCCTGCGTAAGCTGACTCGCTAGAGAAGTAAAACCAAAGCACTGTCAGTTTTTTATGGCAGTGCTTTACTGCTATTTCTCAGGAGATCTCCCCCTTGAAAATTACCAATAAATCCAATATCCCACTGGCCTTGGGTGTTTGGCTTTTACACGACGAGTACGATTACATCGACCGACCGAATTACATTTCGGTTACGAAGATGATGAAGCCTCTGAAATCTCTCATTCTGGCTCAACGTGTTGAGAAGAAAGAGATTGAATGCGACCTTGAGGACTTTGTATCTCGTGCTCTGGGCCACTCACTCCATGACTCAATTGAGAAAGCATGGACGTTGAGTTACCGATCTTCTCTGAAGAAACTGGGCTATCCAGAAAGTGTTATCGAGAGGGTACTGATCAACCCGACCCAAGAACAACTGGCTAAGGTTCCTCACCCCATCCCGGTCTACATGGAACAACGTATGTTCCGTGACATTAAGATCGGCAATGTGACATTCACTATCGGTGGTAAATACGACATGGTTGCCGAGGGTATTCCTCACGACAACAAGTCCACCACTGCCTATACGTGGCTGTTTGATAGCAAGGATGATGACTATCGTCTTCAGATGAGTCTGTATCGTTGGATCGATGCAGGACAGGATCACCCTGTTATCACCGAGGACTTTGGCCGGATCAACTTCATCTTCACCGACTGGCAGAAGATGCAGGCGAAGTCCAATCCAAACTATCCCCAGAAGCGTCTTGAGCAGAAAGAAATTATGCTCACGCCGGTAAGGGATACGGAGAAGTGGATCCAGAATAAGATCGGGTTACTGGTTAAGTACTATCAGGAACCAGAAGAGAAGATGCCGGATTGCACACCAGAAGAACTCTGGATGAGCGACCCCGTGCATAAATATTATTCTGACCCTACAAAAACTGAGGGCCGTTCCACCAAGAACTTTGACAACTTGCCAGACGCTGAAGCGTTCAAGGCCAGCAAAGGTGGAAAGGGTATTATCAAATCATCACGCCCTGAAGCGAAGCGTTGCGGTTATTGCGATGCGGAGCCAGTGTGCAAACAGAGACAGCGATACCTATGATTGATTTGACTGGAGTCACTCATCATCCTGCCCTTGAGAGCATCGTAGAGGTGCTCTGTAACAAGACGCAGAACACGGATCGGGGATTCTTCCGAACCGAGGTAGCTTACTTTTTAGGTAAGATTGCCAGTAATATGCGAGCCACCATTGTCACCAAAGACCGTGGTGAAATCCCGGTAAATATCTACGCACTGGCTCTGGCAACGTCTGGTTTTGGTAAAGGTCACTCTGTGAACATTATCGAAAACGAATTCATGAGAGGCTATAAAAAGCGTTTCATGGAAGAGACAATGCCAGTGATCGCAGAGAAATCTCTGTGGAACATTGCCAATGAACGTGCTGCCCGTAATGGCTCAGACTTGAACGATGAGTTTGAGAAAGCTGAGGGGGAGTATCGTCGTGCCGGGGCATTCCCATTCACATTCGACTCAGGTACTGCACCTGCTGTTAAGCAGCTCAGAACCAAACTGCTGATCTCAGACATTGGTGCTATCAATCTTCAGATCGATGAGATTGGTTCCAATCTGGTGAACAACATCGAAGTTCTGACGTTGTACCTTGAGCTTTATGATCAGGGTATCGTTAAGCAGAAGCTCACCAAAAATACGGCTGAGAGTTCTCGTGCCGAAGAGATGGACGGTAAGACACCTGCCAACATGTTGCTGTTTGGTACTCCTGCCAAATTGCTCGATGGTGGTGCTGTGGAAGACCAGTTCTATTCTTTCCTCGACACGGGTTATGCTCGTCGTTGCCTGTTTGGATGGGGTCAGCATGATCGTAAGGCGTTTAATACTCAGACGCCGGAAGAGATCTATAACAAGCTGATCGAACCATCGAACAATGCAGCTATGCAGCAGTGGGCAGCACAGTTCCACCGTCTGGCAGATCCAGCCATGTACAACTGGTTAATGACCGTTGAACATGAAGTGGGTGTGAAGCTGGTGGAATATAAGATCAACTGTGAACGTGCAGCGGATCAGATGGCTGACCACGAAGAAATTCGTAAAGCTGAAATGTCTCACCGTTACTTCAAAGCTCTGAAGTTAGCCGGGGCTTATGCCTTTGTTGATGAAAGCAATGAAGTGGAAATGTCCCATCTGCTATCTGCAATTCTGCTGGTAGAGGAATCTGGTGCAGCCTTCCAGAAGATCCTCACTCGTGAGAAAGCCTACATGAAGTTAGCCAAGTATATCGCTGCTGTTGATGGCGATGTAACTCATGCTGACTTGAATGAGGCATTGCCGTTCTATAAGTCTGGTCAGGCAGCTCGTAATGAGATCATGACCATGGCTACGGCGTGGGGCTATAAGAAGCACATCATCATTAAGAAGAAGTTCGATAGTGGTATCGAGTTCTTCCAAGGTGAGACGCTGAAAGAAACTGATCTGGATAAGATCCGTGTCTCTTATAGCGATAACTGGGCTTATAACTACGAAGGTGTAGAAGCTCCGTTTGACCAACTCCACCTCATGACCCAAGGAGAAGATGAGAACGGTGGGCCTATCCACTGGGTGAATCATCACTTCAAGGGTGGACACCGAGCCACTGAGAATATAATCCCCGGATTTAACTGCATCGTCATCGATGTGGATCATGGCATCCCCATTAAGACAGCTCATGAGTTGTTGGCTGGGTATAAGTTCATGACATACACGACCAAACGTCACCAGACGGAAGGTCACGGGGATCGCTATCGTATCATCCTGCCGATCAACTATACGCTGGAACTCGATACCGAGGACTATCGTAAGTTCATGAATGGTGTGCTCTCTTGGCTCCCGTTCGATGAACCAACGGATGATGCTTCAGAGCAGATTGCGAAGAAGTGGGAGAGTTTCTCTGGTGGTTCATACCACTATAACCTCGAAGGTGAAATCTTCGATGCTCTGCCGTTCATCCCTCGTACCAGCCGTAACGAAGACTTCCAGAAAGAATTCGCCAAGGTTGAGTCCATGGATAACCTCGAACGCTGGTTCGCTCAACGTATGGCATCCGGCAACCGGAACAAGCAGATGATTAAGTATGCTCTGGCTCTGGTTGATAGTGGTATGGATCTGGTGAGCGTAAGCAAACAGGTTCATGCCTTCAATGCCAAGTTGGTTAACGGTCTGCCAGAAGATGAGATCAACACAACGATTCTCGCTACTGTCGCAAAGCGTCTAAACAATTAACCAGTTAGCCCTTACTCCGGTGAGGGCTGACATTGAGGAACTTAAATGTCTCAGGCAAATAAAAAGATTGTAATGATCATGGGTAAGCCGAATACCGGCAAGTCCACTTCATTACGCAACATGAACCAAGAAAGCATGATCTACCTGAACACGGATCTTAAAGATGTTCCGTTTCGTGATCGCTTTCTGATGAACGTGGAAGTGTCTAATGCAACTGATATTCTGGGCTTTATCGATGATATTGAGCACAGTGATGAGTGTTCTGGTGCAGCGTTGGATACGATTACGTTTCTGATGGCAATGTACGAACGGCAGTATGTTACGCCGTTCGCTGGAACCAAAACAGGCCAGTCAGCATGGGGTGACTACGGTAACTTTTATCGCAGCTTCATCCATGCCATTAAGTCCGGCAGCAAAAGCTACGTGATTCTGGCTCATGAAGATGAGTCGCTTAACGAGCAGTCCATGCAAATGGAAAGCCGGGTTCCTGTTAAGGGTGCCGTTGGTAAGATCGGCGTTGAAGCCGACTTCACAACCATCCTGCGTACTCTTCAAATTCCGGTTAAGAAACTGGAAGGTCATGAAAATGATCTGTTGACCATCACCGACGAAGAACGTGAAGACGGTGTGAAATACGTCTTCCAGACTCGTATAAATAAAGAGTCTGCTGGTGCAAAGATGCGCTCTGCAATGGGCCTGTGGAGTCGTAACGAGCTGTATATCGATAATGATATGGCTCTGGTTTATAAGCGACTGGAAGACTACTACGGTAAGTAGTCAGGTACTTTGAAATGTTCCACGGTGGTTGTTCACCGTGGATCCAATCTGTTAAAAAAAGCGAGTTGAGAATGACTAATTTATTTGGAAACCTGAACAGTGAAGGTCTGGAAAAAACCAAAGACGTAACTGGTGGTGGCTTCACTCTGGAAACTGGTGTTTATCAGGGTAAAGTTAAAGTGGCTTATGCTGGTAAATCAGCTCAGGGTGCTGCTTCAGTTACCGTTATCTTCGTAAGTGATTCCGGTAAAGAACTGCGTGAAACCGTGTATGTGACCAGCCGTACTGGTCAGAATTACTACCATCCGAAAAACAAAGATGGTAGCCGTGACACCACTAAAAAAGTGCCACTGCCGGGCTTCACCATCATCGACGATCTGTGTCTCGCCATTACTGGCAAGCCGTTGTGCGAACAGTCCACTGAAGAAAAAGTGGTCAAGATGTGGGACAAAGATGCCAAGGCCGAGCTGCCTAAGAACGTACAAGTTCTGGACGAGCTGACCGAAGGCGTTGTGACTCTGGCTATCTGGAAGAACCTCGAAAACAAATCCGAGTTGCGTGGCAATGATTATGTGCCAGTTGCAGATACCCGTGACACCAACAACATCGAAAAAGTGATCCACACTGCCAGCGGCATGACCATCGTCGAAGCCCGTGACAATCTGGATGCATCTTTCGCTAAAACGTGGGGTGAAAGAAACACTGGCATCACCCGTGACAAGCGTGAGATCAAAGACGGTGCAGGTGCGGCAGGTGCTCCTACCAAACCAGCAGGCGGTGCTCCAGCAGCAGACGCTGGTGGTGCTCCACGTAAGTCTCTGTTCGACAAAAAGAGCTAACGGATGCTCATTCCAGTAGCAGGTTTTGATCCCAGCTTAAATAGCTGGGGTATTGCCGAAGGCAAATTAGATCTGACTACTGGGATACTCGACGGTCTGGTACTGGAAACAATTGAACCAGAAAAGAAACAGGGTAAGCAGGTTCGACAGAATAGCGTTGACCTGCAACGTGCTGAAGACCTTGCAGCTAAAGCAATTGAAGTTGCCAGACGCTGTAAGGTCGTCTTTGTTGAGTGTCCCGTTGGTTCTCAGTCTGCTAACGGTATGAAAGCCTACGGCATTGTCGTGGGTGTATTGGGAGCCATTCGAGCATTAGGCATCCCGGTTATCGAAGTCACTGCTATGGAGTCGAAGAAGATCTTCACTGGAGATAAGAACGCCACCAAGCAGAAGATGATCGATACGGCAGTAAGGTTGTATCCCGAAGCTAACTTCCCTATGTATCGTGGGGCAGTGGCTGTCAAAGCAGAACATGTGGCAGATGCAATTGCTGCAATTCATGCCGGGGTACACACCCCGGTATTCAAAAATTTAATGCGATTATTCGCAGAGGTTTAATAAATGCAAGTTACCCTGACCCAAGCAGAAATCGAACAGGCTCTGAAGAACTTTATCAATGACCAGATCAACATCAAAGAAGGCATGGAAATCAATATTGATATCCGTGCTACCCGTGGTGCTGATGGTACTACTGCTGTCATCGATATCGTTCCTGCTGGTTCTAGCACTCAGGTTGCTGCTGCCCCAGTTAAAGCTGTAAAGGCTGAAACTAAACCAGTGGCAAAGGAAGAAGCTCCTAAGCCAGAAGTGAAAGCGGAAAAAGCAGCCACTGTCGTAGCTGATGCAAAGGCCGAAGACACGCAGGATGTAGCACAGACCAATACTGGTGCTGTAGCTGGATCTGCGACTGTTGCTGGTGAAGAAACTGCTCAGGCAGCAGAACCAGTACAGGAAACTAAGGCTGAGGTAGCTCAGGAAGCTGCCCCACGTCAGAGCCTGTTTTCCGGCCTGAAAAAACCAACCCCTAACGAGTAAGGCAGCCTATGAGGATACTGATCTACGGTATCCTCACGGTAGCTGTCGTACTCGCAATCACTTCAGCTATCGTGTCGATTGCTCCATACGTAGCGATAATCATCGTGATTGCCTTAATCGGCTGGTTCGTAGACAGACCTCCTAAGTAATGGGAGGTCTTTTTTTGGATGGTTACTCATAACCTCCTGCTGAAGTTCCTCCTGTTAATAGGCAGGAGGCGTGTTGGCGCACAGTGAGTAATCATCCACAAGGAGATCCTATGCTAATTGATCCAGAAGAGAATGAAGAAGTTCTTGTCTCAGGAATTATGCTGTTTGACTGTAATGAACGTTTGATGTGTCCTGACTGTGGCACCATTAGCAACAAGCATCTGTGCTCTGCACCATTCTTTTACCAGTACAAACACAGTCCATTTATAGGCCCACAGTTTGTCTGTCATCACACCTGTCATCGTTGTGGTTACAAAGATGATGTGGGAAGTGGCTTCACTGACTCAGGTAACTATGAGTCTGAAGAAACAGATGGTATTCAGGAATGGGAAAAAGAAATCGATGAACTGGAAGATGAGCTTGCTATCTTAAAGCAGAAGTTGGAAAACGGTAAACGCCGTTGGGCAATGTTATGGCATGTTGATCATGATGCAACATAACGTAGGAGTTTACAGTGGAACATATCCCTAAAGAAGAATTGATTGTTGGTAAGCGTTACAAGGGTCGTTGTCGTAACGCTACAGAAGCAGTATGGGATGGTAAACAATTCGAGTATACCCGTAGTAAGTTTGGGCATACATTTCAGGAGAAGATCTATTGTCCTGAAGATGATGATGTTTACGATGTGTTCTATGCTCAACAAGCTATTGACTAGCAACATAAGTTGGTAGTAGTATCATTTTCGACGGGTTAGCTCAGTTGGTAGAGCGATTGACTGTTAATCAATTGGTCATCGGTTCAAATCCGGTACTCGTCGCCAAATTATATTCCCGTAGACAAATTGGTACAGTCACCACACTTTCACTGTGGAGTTTGTGGGTTCAAGTCCCATCGGGAATGCCAAACAATAGTCCTATAGTTCAGTCGGTAGAATACCTCCCTGTCACGGAGAAGGTCACGGGTTCGAGTCCCGTTAGGACTGCCAAATTGCTTCATAGCTCAGTGGGTAGAGCAACCGCCCGATAAGCGGTAGGTCACTGGTTCAAGTCCAGTTGAAGCAACCAGTTTAGAGGTATTCAAGGTCGTTGGTCATAGTGGTTTTCGGTATAGCCCCGAACAACGTAAAATGATCCCTTGCCTCTAATCAATTCCGATTCGCTACCGGAAGACCTGTCAACCAGACACTAACTGGTCAATTGGGTGAGAAGCCCATTCAAATTATGGAAGCTACAAACACAAGTAGGTCAGGTATTCCTTGGGGCAGTGTCTGACGTGAAAGTGGAATTGTGAGTGGTGAGAACCCACGAGCTTCCTGCAAATTAGGGGGATTAGTCAAGCGGTCGAAGACGGCAGACTGTAAATCTGTTATCCCACACGGTAGTTCGAATCTATCATCCCCCACCAATTACGGCATTTAGCTCAGTTTGGCAGAGCATCGGCTTTGGGAGTCGAGGGTCGAAGGTTCAAATCCTTCAGTGCCGACCAAATTTGGAAGATTGGCTGAGTGGCTAAAGGCGTCCGGTTGCTAACCGGAAGGCGGTGTAACAGCTTCCCACTGGTTCGAATCCAGTATCTTCCTCCATCTTCAGGTCGTTAGCTCAGTTGGTTAGAGCACCGGACTTTTAATCCGGATGTCATTGGTTCGAGGCCAATACGACCTACCAAATTACAGTCCAGCTTTCTTCTAAATGAAACTCTATTGTGAGTGACAAATAGATCCCCTTAGGGGTAAGGGAAGTTGATAACAATATGCAGTACCCAACTACTGCTGGACTGTAACCCATTTCGGCTCGCTAATCCGAAAACTTGATGTGCTGCTTAACTGGGCTATCCCCCCATCCAAAAGGTTAACTGCACATCGCCTGCCTCGATTGGTTCCCGTAAGGAACTACTAAACCCCTGCATACACAACTATGCAGGGGTTTTTTTATATCTGAACCAAGAGGAAATACCAATGAAGTTGAACCAACTGACTGATGAAATCCGTCACATGGTACTGGGTGCTGCACAGCATGTGCTGGCTACTCAAGACGACCATGCATCGATGGATCGCTTCCTGACTAAAACCCATAAGCTGCTGGAGCATGAATTTCCTGAACCAGTAGAAGATGATGAGGCAGAGATCACCATGATTGCCCGTCTGTGTCACCAAGCGAATAAAGCCTACTGTGAATCGCTGGGGGACTTCTCTCAGCCAGACTGGGAAGATGCACCTTCTGAGATCCGTGCGTCTGCCATGTTCGGAGTTGAGTTCCATCTGGAAGCTGATCGTACTCCTGCTGAGAGCCATGAAAACTGGATGAAGCAGAAGATACTGGATGGCTGGATGTATGGCCCGGTTAAGAACTTTGAAACCAAAGAACACCCTCTGCTGGTTGATTACGACCAGTTACCACAGGAACATAAATCGAAAGATTATATCTTCCGTGGTATCGTTAACGCCTTCAAATAAGGGGCAGTTATGGCAAAGGTTGTAGCAGATGAAATGACCTACGAGAATACCAGTTGGGAAAGTTGGCTGGTCACTTTAGTAGGTCTGGCAGAGGCACTGGGAGCTGATGTTACTGGTTCTGAGGATGCGTGGTTTAGTGACTACAAATCCGGTCTTACTCCGGTAGAATCGATCCGAATGTTTTCACCAAAGTCACAATAAAAGAAGCCCCTCAAATGAGGGGCTTTTTATTTAGTGAGCCAAGATGTTAACCCAAGGGTTTAGCATCGGTGACTGGAGTGCTTGCCCAATACCAAGGGAATAACTCATTCGACCATCGCCCAATACAGTGAACATGTTATCTGTGATCGGTGAACCAATGGTGCCGAACAGTGTAGGGTGAGGAGTCATTGCACCTACCAGAGCATGTACCGGGTTGTTACGCAGCATGGACATAGCCACTTTTGCGGAACGGATCTTAAAGTTATAGAACCAGAGAAGACCCGTCTTTTCCATGTATCCACGGAAGCGACCCGGCAGTCTGTCATAGTTCACATACTCTTCTGTGATACGAGACAGAGCATACTCAGTTGTCTTCTGCTGACGCTTAGTCAGGTGGTCAAACAGGATTGCTTTGGAGATGAAGTCACCATAGTCCATGGCTTTCTCCAGTCCTTTAAACAGAGCAGTATCCTGAGTGATCAACGCATAACGACCCATGTCACGAACTTCTTTCGGCAGCTTATCAACCTTCTCTTCAAGGTATGAGTAGAGCTTTCCTGAAGTCAGTGCAGTCTCTTCACCTGCCAGAGAAGCATCGTTAATTGCTGAGAATTCACCCGCCTGAATCAGAGGCCAGATACTCATTCTTGAATGGCTATCCAAGATGGTCTGGATCTCAGCTTTCAGTTTACGTGTCTTCACCACATCCCCATTGGCTGCACGAAGTTCTGCTTCGGCTTCGATCTGACGTACACGAGACTTAGTGTACTTGTCGATCTCTGCCAGTTTACGTGGCAGGCCACGAGCAATATCAGCAATCGGAACACCACGGCTAATCAACTGGTACACGTTACCCAAGGCATTCGATACCGGTACGATAATCGACTTAACGATGATCATGGTACGGGCATCATGAACCAAGTTCTGAGTAAAGCGTTCAGCATTGGTAGCGTACTGGTACGCCTTGTTGCCAAACATAGCCAGTGCCACATTCTTGGCAGTGTCTAAGGCTGATTTATTCCAGCGACTATTACCAGTCCAAGCATCACCAATTGAAGCATCGCGGTAGCCGAAAGCATCAGCCAACATATCACGGCGTACATAGAACTCTTTTCCGAACGTGTCTTCGATGTGCTCCTGTACTTCAGGGGTGAACAACGAGACTGCATCCGAGAGGACTTTATCCTTAGCCAGTTCCCTTGGATCCATGATGTTGATATACGCTGCTTTGTTGCTCGGATCATTAACCATGTCCTTTTCGTACATGCGATGCAGTGAGTCCACCAGTGCTGTGTTTACTGCACCAGCCCGGATCTCTTCGACCTGACGACCACGCCATACACCGATCATCTTCGCAAGGTTAGTTTCCTTGTTCAGACGAGCTGTCTGCTGTGGAGCCAGGGAACGCTCGTAAGCGATTACAGTACCCTTGTTGTTATAGACGGGTAGCAAATGCTCTCCAGTCTCACCACGGGCCATACGCTTCGTAATATTACGGATCTCAGTTGGATCAGTAATACGTCCGGCAACCATAGTGTGAACAGTGTTACCACTGTTAACGTCCACACCATTCACGGTCTGACGAATGTTCTGCATGATACCTTGGTTGAATACAGCACGACCGGATACCGGAGCATAGTAGTAACCGTGTTTACCACGATTACCCTCTGCACTGGATCCCTTGTAGTCACCCACACGGACATAGCTCATTTTGCTCAGACGATCGTACTCAGCATCGCTGGCAACAATCAGGGATACTCCCTGCTGGTTCTCAGAAGGAATGTAACCCTTGTACTGGTTGAACTTAGCAGCAGAAGATTTATCAGCTTTACGCTTTTCTTCTACCTGCTGACCTTTCAGATAGGCCATGGCAAAGTCAATACCTTCGGCTTCGTTATCGACCAGAGTAGACAGGTCATAACGCTCTTTCAGGTTCAACATGTCCAGTGCATACAGACTGGTCAGTTGGTCAACCATGGCAACAAACTGCTTGTCCTTCAGCTTGAATCCCTTCGCAGGTTTCTCACCCAGCAGACGGGAGATAGCCTCAGCATTACGCAGCAGGTTCTGACCGTGTTCACCATTCATCATGTAGCCAGCCAGTTGCTGCATCTTGGCTTGGTACAGATCGAAGTTATCTGGATCAGCATTCTTCAACTGAGTTTCAAGGTGCTTAACGGCACGTTTGAATTCAGACGGCTTGCTTATCAAAGTGTGGATCTCATCATTGGACAGAGACTGACCCAATGAAGCCAGATCAGCTTTACCCAGTGACTTATGCAGTAATGTCCATTCTGCTTCGGTCAGGTCACGGCTGAACTTGTCTGCAATCACAGTCGGCAAGTGCTGACGGAATTGCTGACGATCTTGCTGAACCAGAGCATGAACAGCTTTAATCATGTCGTAAACACCAGCATTGGATTCGGTACGACCAACCATATCGTTGACCAAATCGAACCAAGGCTGTAGGCCACGACTACGGTTCAGAGCAGTCATCACACCATCAGCAACGTGAGCACCATTCTTCTCAGTAGCAATGGCACCGATCAGTTTGGCAGAAGAAGCCAACGCCTTAACATACTTGTTGTTGGACTTGTTCTTAACCTTCTCTGCTTTATCGATCAGACCAGAAGACAGGTCATCCATTGCCTGAACAATGTAATCGTTGGCCCGGTCAATGAAGCCACCAGCTTTAGAAGCGTACTGGTCAAAGAAGGTTTCACGGTTCTGAGCGATATCCAGAATGTGACCAGTCAGGCTATCAACAGCAGCCTGTACTGAATCACCACGCTCACCAGCCATGGTATTGGACAGTTTGTTAATCAGACGAGTACCAGTGTTTTCCAGCACAGCATCCAGAGTTTTGTCACCATTCAGATCCAGTTTAGGAAGTGGCAGTTTCGCCAGTACCTCACGCAGACCATCGTTGACAGTAGCCAGAGCCAAGAAAGAAGGCAGCAGCGAAGAACGACCTGCTGTATCAGTCTCGGTCAGATAGTTACCCATCAGTACGTTGTATTTCTCCTGAGCGTAGTAACGCTCAACATCCTGATCAGCAGCATCTGGATTCATCAGATCTTCCACCTTCAGTGTTTTGGTCACATGAGCATAAAGCTCCTGAGCACGAGACATTGAAGCTGGGTCGATTTTAGCCTGAGTCATCAAGGCACCAACCATTGCAGAGTAGGCAGTACCTTCTTGCATAGACATTGGGAACCCATGAGCATTAACAGATCCCTGTAAACGAACCACTGACATAAGAGCATTGTTCAGCTCGTTGTCACGTTTGGCACGAGTCAGTACATCTGGTGCGTCATTCAGATACTGAGCAACAGTCTTATCGAAGCCCTCAATCACTTCCTGAAGACGAGGATTATTCCCGTACTGTGAGTTGTGCATCAGTACTGTGTCTTGGTGAGTACTCAGTGTGGTCGGCATAGACCGCACGAATACAGCCGTGTTGAATGACACGTTAGAGAACAGATCTTCACCCGGTTGTTCCGGGAAACGCTTACGTCCAAATGCCAGTTGTTTGATCCAACGAACAGCATCTTTAGCAATGCGAACCAAGAAGGAAGCTGGGGTGTTTCGGGTCACTGTTTCCAGATTCTGGTTAGCCAGAGTCCATGCCATGAACTCATTCAGAGCATAGGTTTTGGCCTTAGCAGTGTCCTGCATGATGTACTCAGAGATTGAGTTATAAGCATCGTTGTAAGCACGTTGCTGATCACGAGTCATATCTGATTTGTCCATCTGCATGAACTGGTTCATTGACTCTTCCAGTCGCTCTACTGCTTCATCGATCACACCAGACAATGGCCCCATGTCCTGACCACTGTAGTGGGCAAACAGATTATCCATTGTTGCTGAGTGGATCATCTCATGCAGCACAACTTCCGGTGAGGCGTTAACCAGATAAATCACACCATCCAACGGAGAGTAGAAACCGTTTACAGATGGATCATTGAAGTACTCGGACTTCAGCTCAGAGCCGTTATCTTTGTTCCACTGGATCAACTGTTCTGGTGTACCTGTCACCACTTTAAAGTTCTGTGGGCCAACGTTACGCATCAGGAAATTGAACATTTTCTTCTGCGTGTCAGTGCCGGTACGGAACAGATTAGTCAGGGCATAACGAGTCATCAGCTTGGCACCAGAAGGTGTTTTAGCTGCAACCGTTTCAACCTGCTTGGCCTGCTCAACAGTAGCTGGCTTGAAGGTACGTTTTACCGGAGCACGTTTGTTCTCCAGACGAACTGCCAGATTCTTATTCAGGGCATCCAGTTTTTCTGCATTGGTAGTTGGTACAGCAGTCTTGTCTCCCACAACATACGGGGAACCAACAGCAGCCATCTGATCAACAGAGATATTATGGTTGTCCAGCACAGAGTGTCGGGCATCGATAATGTCAGCAGAGTAATCCAGTGTTGCTTGTAACTCTTGTAGCATATTCATAATGCCAGCATCAGAGATAGAAGCAGCATCTTCTTCAGAGATAAACTCTGGGGAGATGGAACGAACAAAGGCTACCCGGCTTGCTTCCGGCATATTGTCTGCAACGTGTTTCATCATCTGGTCGAAGCTGTCTTTCACAACACGGATCGGGTTATTCATCCAGCTATCGAACACACCTTGGTTCACTGTGGTGCTGTCCTGAGACAAGCGATCCAGTGCCATATTCATACCATCAAATACGTACAGGTTGTTCTTCGGTGCTTTAGGAGAGGTGGCAGTGTTCTGCACCATCTGCCCATCACCCATACCAATGTTGATGAATGGGATACCGGATACACCGGAATCACTCGGAGCATCTACCGTTGCTGGCATACGCAGTTTGTCACTGAAGGTACGGCTAAAGTCTGTGTTGGCAACCTCAGAAGACTGGGAGCCTGCAACATAGAAGTTCTGGGTTCCGGTCTGAATGAACGGAGCCAGTTTAACCAGTCCTTTCTGGATCTCGTTCAGGTCGTTTTGGGACAGGAACTCTGTACCAACATTACCTTTCTCGTCCAGACGTGCCTGCACTGCTTTCATGTAAGCATCCTGCAACACGATACTCTGTGCCTGAGTTGCCATGCGAACCAGTGTGGCTGATTGCAGTACTGAATCACCAACGACAGTACGGATCGCATTGTTCATCGGGGCGACGAACAGCGTTTCCATGTTGTCACGGATGTTCTTCAGTTCATCCCGACCCAATGTGAATTCCTGAATGGACTTCATAGGGTTAGGCTGAGTAACACGCTCATTCAGAGTCATTGGCTTATTGCCTTTCTGAACAGCAACACGTTCAGTCAGGTTAGACAATGCACGCTGGAAGAATGCCATCTTAGCCGGATCACCGGGGAACATAGCATCAGCCAGAGTCAGGCTTGGATCCTGATCCATTGCCTCAGCAGCCAGTGACATACGCTGGTAGATTGAGTCAGCAATAGCCTTAGTCATTTTGCCAGCGATACCAGCAGAGCCGGAACCATACAGGGTAATGGTCAGTGGGTTCTTAGCGATACCACGTTTCATGTCTGTGATGTTGCCAGACTTGTCCGTGTTGATATCGTCGTTGAACTCACCCATCAGCCATTGCAGAGATGAAGACTGTTTCAGCAGATCACCTGTCAGCGACTTACGCAGACTTGAGATGTTCTGAGACAATACATCGGTAGTGGCTTGATACATATCACGGCTAACCTGATCACCACGGGAACGCAGTTCATTGGCAGTCGTTGTTGCATCACCACCAATTACCACACCACCACGACCGAGGTTATCCATCTCGTTCTGGGTGAATGGGCCAGTGGTCATCAGTGCAATTGCGTTAATAACACCGTTGGTCATGCCGTCAGCTTCAACGTACATAGGCGTTTTGAATGCTGCACGTTCTTCAGGAGTAGCCTGATCCAGACGAGCATATTCCAGCAGAGCCTGCATCTTCATGGCTGAGAGTTTACGGCCACCATTGTCAGACAGCAGGGTAGCAGTAATGTCATCAGACAAAGTGCCGGACTCATGGAAGTCACGCATAGCCTGAACAGAGTCAGCGAACTGGTTATTAAACAGTTCCTGTACCTGAGCCACAGAAGAATCTCTGTCCTGATTGTGGATCTTGATATCCATCATCTGAGCAGCAGCAACCATGAAAGCATCACGGTTCTCTTTCTGGTTCATATCCAGTGTTGACCACGTTGGCAGGATAGCTTCACGCATCAGTTTGCTGGACTGAGGATTCTGTTTACCCAGCATCTGCAAACGGTTAACACGGGTCATGGCATAGGCATAACGATGTTCAACCTGATCCAGAGGAATCCCGTTCTGATTACTGTGCAGAGTCGCAGCACCAACAATGTTCTGGAGCTGGTCATAGGCAGCAGTGATCGACAGGTTACGTCCTTTCAGAGTCTCCAGATAATTCTTGTTCAGCAGTTCTTCACGGCTGGACAAGTCACCCTCACCGTACACATCAACCACGTTATCCCGGCCTAACTGAGTCAGGAAATTGACCATAGGCATGTGGAAATAAAACGGTTGATCCTGAGCATTCTTAACAGTGGCTTTCTGCTGGGCAGTCAGTTGCACTGAAGCATTGTTCAGTTGGGTTCCGGTTACAGGCAGAGTGTTACCACCGAAGTGGAATGTCTCTTCTGGGTCAACCATCACAGAACGTTCAATAGCGTCAGGTGCAGCATGTACCGGGCTGTCAGAAGCCAGCAGCTCAACAGGGAACTTACTCTGAGCAGTTGGATTACCGGCAACGATACGGTTGATCTCTTTTACACCGGCACCAGAAGACTTCTCGCCATCATCCAGTAAACGACCCATGCCAATATCGTAACGGCCTTTCTGGATCTGGAAGATACCCACTGAAGGATCAGTCATTGCTTCAATGATTTCACCAGCCATAGCCAGTGGGATCCCTTTGGTGTAACCCAGAGGTGCATCATTGTTTTCAGAGACTCCCCAGTACTGCTGGATCTTCTGAGCCAGTGAAGAGACAGCTTCCACTTGAGACAGGCCACTGTTCAACAGGTCAACCATATCGTCAGTTACGGCAGACTCATCGATACCAAAGAACTTCGCTGCACCTTCAACATCGGTAGCAGTGGTGTAGTTATTGGCAATCAGAGTCCACTGCATAGCAGCGAGAATGGCATTCTGTAACAGAGCAGGATTATAACTGATCTTACCGTCAGCACTGGCTTCAGTCAGGTTAAGCAATTTACCAGCCAGATAAGTATTGGCCTTGGTCTTACCTGAGAGGAATGCCTGTCCTGCGGTCAGGTCAGACTTACCTTTTTTGTTAGCCCAAGTGTCTAACTGGTTCTGCATCTGTGCAGCAATAGCACGAGCACCATTCAGGAAGGTTCCATACGCCTGAGTAGTAGCACGAGGCATATCGTAGCCAGCCACGGCATTGCCCTTGATCATATTACTGACCAAAGCAAATCCGTTGGATACCTTAGAGATACGAGACTTCTCGGTCTTAGGCAGTTTGAATGCTTCGTGGAACTTGTTCCCGGCTACAGGCTGAACCAAAGAAGGATACACCTCAGCAACAGTGGTAGGCTCAGTAACAGCTTCTTTCACTGGTTCAGGTTTAGTTACTTCTTCTTTAGGAGCAGTCTTAGTCGTTTCTGTGTTTTCTGCTTTATCCTGTTCAGTAACAACAGCTTCTTCACGGTTAGTCATTTCGTCAGACATACGTGAGAAATTGTCATTAGTTACAGCGTCATAGCCATCAGTACGCAGACGGTCATGAGCATCATTCATTTGCTCATTCAGTTCTGCATCAGACATAGCAGAAATCTGATCATCAGATAATGGGGTAGGCGAGGTGTTCACCACTTCACTATCATTAGATTGATTAACTGATTTATCTACCTTACGGGTTCCATCACGGAATGCTTTAGCAATCTCGCTAGGCGTACCCTGAACCAGTAAAGGATTCAGAGGAGTGTTCTCCAAATGCCTTACACCAAGCTCTGGGAAAGCCGTACCCAAACTGTTCGCCATGTTGGTAACAAACTGGGCTTCAAGCCCTACTTGTTTCGCAAGCGCAACCGAACGAGCATTCTGGGGATTGACGAAGAGTCCCTTGCTGCTGGTAGCCCAAGTCCGGTCGGGCATGAGGGCATCATAGTTGACCGTACTATTCGTATTCGGATCCGCCGTGACGAGATGGGTGTTCAACGCACCAACCTTGTTCTGCATGTGCTGGGCGAACTGCTGGAGATCAACAAGCAGATTCCGGGCCAGTTCGAGATTACCCGCCATGTACGCAGACCGAATACCCTTCGCATGTTGCAACGCAGATTTTGTGCCTTCTGCACTTCGTGTCTCGTCCGTTTTAATCTGGGCTGACACTACGTCTTGCGGCTGCATCCCCTGAGCTGCTGCTTCTGCATCATATGCTTTAGCAGAATTCAGGAGAGCTGCTGCGGTTTGTAAGGCAGCACGCTGGGTATCGTTGAGTTGGATCTGACCTGTCTGAGCGTGCTTGAGGATCTGATCCACTGCATCCACATTTGCTTTCTCCGGTGCGTATTCCGCAATCGCAATGTGGTTCTGTGCATTCTGCTGACCCTCTGGAGTAGCAATGTTCTCATCAGTTACAGGCTGAACCAGTCCAGAAGATTCAGCAGTGTTCACCAGATTATCCATGACCTTACCTGCCCGGCGTACAGACGGGGTATTAGTCACGTTGGCAATCACATCACCCACACCATTGGCAAACTGTACTGCTGGATGATCAGCAGGCAGATCGTCAAGTGCTTCTGGTGAAGTCTGAATAAACGCAGCCAGTTGACCCAAGTAAGCATTCAGCACCTGCATAACATTCATGCGATCCTGCTGGCTGTTCTTTGGATCAGTCATGAAGGTAGCCATCTGCTGCAAGGCTTGCACACGGTTAGTGGCACCCTGAACAGCACGACCAGCAGCTTCTGGCATCTGTGGAGCTTCTTCCTCAGCATTGAAGTTGAAGGTATCAGCCAGAGCGTTGATGTAATCGTTTGTGGCAGCTTTCTGATCATCAGGTAGTGCTGACTCAGATACAGCAGAAGTCGCTTCCTGTGCAGCCTGTGGAGCGTTCTGTTGTGCTTCAGCAGCAGCTTGTGCAATCACACTGTCAGCAACAGGTGAAGCCTGTTCATTGGCCTGAGTCACTGCATCCTGACGGCGTTGGATCAGAGTCTTAGAGGCTTTGGCAGCATTGATAGCAGCCATTGAACCAGTAGAAAGAACAGAGCCTGTTTTACCTGCTGCTTGTAAAGCACCAGCAGCACCCATTCCATACAGGCCACCAAGACCAGCTTGCTCACCAACACCTTTGGTCAGATCCAGATTAGGATCTACAGTGTTCTGCAATCCAATGTTCTGGGCAGTCTGCCCGGTAGCTGATTGCAGAGTTTCTTCCACACCTTCTTTCAGTGTGTTCTGACCCAGTTGACGAAGGGAAGATACTGCAAACGGGTTGGCTTCAAAGCCAGATGCAATACGTCCAGTCAGTGCAGCAGCCGGGCCTTGAATCAGAGCAGCCTGAAGACCAGCACTATGAGCCAGTGAAGTACGGGCATCTTCCTGTGACATACCCTGACCACCTTGAGAAACAGGTTTAGTCATCTGTACGAAATCAGGAGAGTTTTTGGTTAAGTCAGCAAAAGACATACCAGAAACTTCAGCAGAGTTCTGCTGGTAAGCCCCACCACCTTCCATCAAACCGATACCGGCAGCGGTAGAACGTTCAGCAGTAGCCAGACGTGACAACGCCGGGATCGCTTCTGAACCAGCTTTGATTGCTTTACCCAGTGGGCCAGCAGCCAGAATAGAACCGACACCCTGAGAGATACCATCAGCAACGATCTGCCCTGAGTCAGTAGCATTACTTACTGCATCAATAGCATCACGACCGATACGTTTCAGGCCAGCCATAAAGTTGCCATCGTTGCCAATGTCTTTCTGGTACTGAGCTGTGTTGTCACGGTAGTCGAGTGTGTTCTCTGTCTGGTTCAGACGGCGACGAGCATTAAGGGAATCAGACTCTGAACCAGTAATGGCATCATTGAGACTTTGGATCTGAGAAGAAGCCCACTGGCCTGCTTTGTCATCAACCATTCCCAGACCGAATGCAGCAATACCACCCAGACCATTTGCCAGACCTTGACCTACACCCAGTGCAGAATCACCCAGCATCTCACCAGTGGATCGAGGATTTACTGCATCGTTACGAGTCTGAGTTTCTGCCAGTGCTTGTCCGGCAATAATTTTATTCGCATCGGTAGTGCCATATTTGAGCATCAGGCTCAATGGATCCAGATTACGAATATCGGCTTCTAAACCAGTGGCACTTGCAGCCCCGGCACCTGTTTGTTTACCAACCTGTGCAGAGTAATAGTCAGGCTGTCCAAAGGCAGCAACTTTACCCACAGCAGCATTAGCAACATCGTCCTGCTTCTGGCTGGAGACTCCTGCTACAGCATTCATAGTCTGTGCAGGTACACCCGTAGAAGAGTCAGGAGCGATATTAGGAATGAAACTTTCTGGCGATGCTGGCTGGGATACGTTCCCATTTCCAGCATATTGATTTAACAGGTCGATAGGACTTGCCATCTCTGGTTCCCTTAATTCGATATAAGTTTGAGAGAATTTACACTAATAGGGAGGCTGAAACAAGAAAGCCCCATCGCAAGGATAGGGCTTTTTGAGGTTAAAAGATATTAAGGACGTTGGCTTAACGCATTCAAATACGCAGCATTTTGAGTAATACGGCTGCGATTCTCTTTCTCGTTCTGAGCACGTCGAGCAGCAGCAGTCAGAACAGCAGCATCATTAGCCTGCTGTGCTCTTGCACCAGTAGGATCCGCATCCATTGGAATGTTGGACGGATTACCTGCTGTCTGCTGCAAAGCATTTTGATATGCCTGTTGTGCAGCCTGAGCCTGCTGGGTGTACTGCTGAACCAAAGGAGCCAGAGCAGGTTGGCTACGAACGCGTACCTGCAATTGCTGGAGCTGCTGGAGTGCAGCATCAGCCTGAGCTTTAGCCTGACTAACAACCTGAGCCTGAGCACGGTTCTGTTGGTTCTGAAGCACCTGTGGGATGAATCCACTGGACTTCATCTTAGTGATATCGTCACGGACACCAGAGTCATCCAGACGGATACCATTAGCCAAGTTCGGTGTGCTATCTCCATTACCCAGTGGGTTGCCAAGATAACGCATCACCTGACCAACAGTACCACTGTCAGACTTACGAACGTTACGGGCCATAATCGCACCAGCAGTGGCTGCGTTATAACCAGTCTGCTGCATAATCTTCTGGATCTCACCAACGAGGAAACCATTGTCAGTTCCCTTGAAGTCACCAGAAGAACGCAGCTTACTTGCTACCTGTTGAGTGGTAGAAGTATCGTTCAGACTGTCAGACAGATCAGCAGCAAGGCCAGTACTGTTCTGAGCCAGACGAGAATTCAGCAGTAACTGAGAGGTGTTCTGAGCTGTGGTGTTATCCCGTTGTACTCCCGGAATACTCTGTGGATCCGTAGCATCAGGAACACGCTGACCAGTTTCACCCTGAGCAATCATCTGGCGAGCCTGTGACCACGGTACATTTTTAAATGCACCCGGCACATTGGCACCCGGCAGGTTAGATAACCCTTTCCAAGTCTGAGTCAAATCACCGTTATTACGGTCATTATAAATAGCCTCAGCTACCTTATCTTGGTTCTCCTGAGTGTTCGGAATGTTCTTCCAATCAGCACCAAACACTTTAGGAGCATAGTCGTTATAGGTTCCAGCAGTGATCTGGTATGCACCAGTTGCTGAGGTTCCCATATCTGGCCCAGCACCCACTTTACCTCTGGTGTTAGGGATCAGTGTGTTGTTGCCGAAGTCTACGACTTCGCCCATTGTCATCTGGTCAACAGGTTTGCTCGGCGTACCGAACTGACCGTTACCATAAACAGTACTTGAAGCTGAACCAGAAGGAGCTGCACCACCTCCACCACCGGGAGCACCACCACCATATAAGCCGGGGTTAGCAGCACGGAGTAATGCAGTCACAGCAGGATCAGCACCCGGTGAAGAGTTATACTGTTCAATTTTTGCCAGCTTATCTGCCGGGCTGAAAGTAGAACTGATCAGGTCTTGCTGGATCCGGTTAGCCGTTTCCTGACGACCATAGTTGGTCATGTCTTTGCCAAGTTCAAACTGGCTTGCACTGTTACGCAACTGCTGACCGGTATCACTCAACTGACGAGTGTTCAGACCAGCATTGTTGTTGTTCAGTGTCTGAGTCTGTTCCGGTGTTAACCGACCCAGTAAAGCCTGATTCGAGTTAGTGAGTTGATCACCTAATCCACGATTGCCCTGTGCATAAGCAGCATTGATCTGAGCAATAATTGGAGCTGCTGCATCACTGTTAGCATCCAATGTCTTGGTTCTGTCCAGACCGTAGTTACGGTAATCCAGAGTCGATTGCTGAGTTGCATTGTTCAGCAAGTCAGTAGAGCGAGCACTCAGATCCCGTAATGCTTCAGGAGTCAGATTGGTTGGATCAATACCCTGAGTAAGAGCACCACTCTGTAAAGCCTGCTGATACGAAGTGGGATCGGTGTAACGCAGAGCATTCTGCAATACAGCAGCAGTAGTCTGATCCTGTTGAGCTTTACCAAACCCAGCTAATCCCTGAGACAGAGAGTTAGCAGCATTCCCAAACAGAGCAGCCGTATCACGGATGCCCTGCTGAGAAGCGGATCCAGAGGGAGCATCAACATTACGCCATGTAAGCTGTGCCATTATTTTCCCTTACTTGGAGAGGCTATTTTTATTGATATAGTCCTGAGTCTGAGCATCATCCCAACCTTCCACTGAAGCACGGGAAGTAGCACGGTCACTCAGAGCAGTATTATATGACTTCATCTGGTTCGCCAGATTGGTATCACTCACCTGCTTGGCATAATTAAACTGACTGTTTGCCAGTTTATTGGACTGGAATGCACCCCAGAGATTTCCAATAGATGCCAGACCAGAGAGGCCCAATTGAGCTGTTGGCAGGTTAAGACCTAAACCCTGTGCTCCATTGCCACCAACACCGTTACCCAGACCGAACGAACTCTGCTGCTGTTGTCCTGTATTAAAAAAGGAGTTGTTGTTGGTAGCCAGTGAACCAGTAAAGTCAGTTCCGGCTGTATTCCCCATACCAAAGTCCATACCCTGCAAACTCCCATATGGGGAAGATTGGTAATTGAAGCCCGTATCAAAGAGACTCATGTCTAACCCTCATTCGTTAAATTAGTGCTGGTCGTTACATCGACAAAATTATAAATCAGAGTACGTGAGAGTTCAGCAACATCAGAGCCAACCATGAGTGTGCGTTGAATGAACGATGTTGCCGTCTCATATACTACCTGAGAAGCCTCTGTAATTCTCAGTGGATCAATGACTTCAGTACCGGAACCAAATACATCAGAATATTGCTCGGCAATGGACTTCGCTTTTGCTGTGTAGTCTGCATAAAGCTCTTGGGTTTTAGCAACAGTTTCCTGTGCAGCAGCCTGCATATATCCAGCATAACCATTACCAGCAGCAACGGTAAGCTGCATGATATTGGCAGCATTTGCCATGCCACCCAGTGCAGTTACCCCACCAGAGAAACCACCACCAGCATAGATAGTTGCTACCACTGTACCGATCACAGCAAAGACAGCACCAATCTTTTCACCGAACAATTTGGTGCCAACCAGTTGCAGAAGTTTCAGCAGGATCATTGCTGCTAAGGCATTCAGTATCGTACCAACGATAATCGCTGCCACCCCCGTAAGACCGACAGCCGTACCCACACCAATAGCAGTCCCCAATAGTCCAGAAGCCGTACCTGCCGTATAGAACGAGACTACGATGATCACAATGATCAGAACTATCTTGAATATGCTGGATTGATACCACTTCTGTTTCACTACCTGATAGCAGTTAAACACAATGAACATGCAGGCTGTAGCCATCTGAGTGGAATCCACCAGAGACATAGCAGAGTAGATATCCTGCTGAATTGGGATCACGAACCCCGATTCTTCATCGTCATTAATTGCTGACTTAGCTGAAGTCGATACCGACTTACCACCGTAGATTTTATTGTTGTGGTTCAGGCCAGTAGCCTTCATTGCTTTCCATTGGGTCTTTGATACCTGCCAGAACAGGGTAACGCTATCCACAGTAGAGGTGTTCTGTGTGAATGGTTCACTACCAGCACCGGTATAGATAACCTCATCGAACACATCAGAGACGCCCACTACGAACCAGAGATCACCCACTTTATGAGTGCTATCATACATGCCTGAACCAATGACCTCATCAAATGCTGACCAGCTAATCGTCATGTTGTAATTCATGAGACTGTTAGCCTTAATCTGAATAGCTGAAGTCGGCAATGGTGGAGAGCTGATTACTTTTGGAGGTTTAGTCCTGTTCTTACTGTCCTCGTTACGGTTCGCTTTATACCACTCTTGGTAGGCTTTCTGGCTTGCAATAGCAGCAGCCATTTGAGTCTGGTAAGCCTCATAATCAGCACCCAGATTCTTATTGATCGCATACAGTGACTCAAAGAATTTATAGAGGTATTTCTTACAGGCATTCTCTTTAACGTTCAGTGAGACACCAAAGACGCAATAGGCATAGTCAATGTCACCTAAATTATCGTTGGTCTTAACGATATCGATAATCTCGGTGAACTTCTTATTGGTGGCTTTCTTATATGCCTTGGTTGCCATTGGGTAATAGGCATCAAATCTGTCATCGGTAATCATATCGTTATCGACACGAATAGGGATGAAAGGAGCGAAGTGAACTTCATGAGCCTCAGTGTTAAACATGGCATCCAGTACAGCGTTACCAGACAGGTGACGGTAGATGAATACCTTGGTTCCATAGAAGGTGTTGTTCACCACTCGCATAGTATCAGTCCGATACTTACGGTTAATCCGTACCGACTGGTTAGTCGTTACTGTAGTTGTGGTGATTACTACTCCTTCTGGATCAGTCTCTGTATCAGTGTCGGTTACAGGGTTGCCTGTAACAACTGACCCGGTTTGGTCTTGATACTGTGTGCTGACAATGCTGACGTATTCTTCAACGCCACCAACAGGAATAATGCCTTGATACTCAGTGTCACTGTACACCCCATGGCTTGTTTCATAAGAGGATGAAGTCGGTATTACCACAGTATCAATTTCATCAGGACGACCATCAGAGTAGGACTTAGTGGTCTTAACAGTCTTGTTCAGAGTCACTGGAGTTGGAGTACTGGTAAACGATTCAGTCTCCCAGTCACTCACATCCGGGAAAGGTGCAGTACCCAAATCAATCACCGGGCCGGGAATGAGAGGATCAGAAGATCCTTCACCAGTCAGGGTGTATGAGCAATAGATATACTGACCATTCTTGGCAAAGTTGGACGGCACAAATGCATAAAGAGAACCGTCTTCATAGGTGATAACAATCTGTCCTGTGGCTTCATTGAAGTCAGCAATCCAGTCTGTATCAACCAATTCAGGGTGGTTTTCCAGCATGTACTGATCAGCCCACCAAGTGTAATCACCCAGATCAATAGTGGCATTCTGGACGTTTACCGTTTGGTCAGATGAATGGGGAATCTGAGCAGCAAGGGTATTGTTGTTCAGGTCATTACCCAGAGCCAATGAGACAGGCTGAACTCCCAACAGGTCATTGTATCCAGAAGACTCACCCCATTTAATAAAGGATCTGAGCCGGATACCCGGCCCATTTATATAGCTACTCTGGAGAGTGTCAGACAATGACTGAGAGGGATCAGTGTCAGCAATCAGTTTACCTGTGATTGTCGTCTTCAGATAATCGGGACGGTCATCCTCATCCCCTGCCAGATTGTAGAGGACAGAGGACACATAGGTTTTCTTCTTACTTCCAAATAATCCCATCAGCTTAACCCAATTGGTTGTTGGTTTTGATTGTCTGAAGCACGGTGTTGATGCTGTCATTGCTGAAGTTAGTAGGTGCAGCCAATCCTTCATCAATGGTCTTCATCGTGATCCACGCATTGGTGAACAGGGTAGCCGACTTAACTTCTGCATCACGCTCATAGGAGACGATCTGCTGTTGGTACAGGGCTTTCTGTTTACCCACTGAACCAGCAACAACAGAGCCGTCAGTACGAGTATCCAAGGTCTGAGCACGCTGGGCTTCTTTCTGCTCAAGTACCATCTGGTTCTGGGAACCAAGTAAGGTATTCTGCAAGCCAGCCGCAGCAAGCTGGAGAGGAGCCATACGGTCAAGGTTATAGACAGCCTGTCCATATGCCACAGACTCGGTAGCGATCTTCGCCTTAGTCAGTGCATAGGTTGCCTGCTGGGTCAGAGCTTCCATCTTCACAGCAGTGAGCTGAACTTTGGCAGTAACCAACTGAACCTTCGCAGTAACGGCACCAATCTGAGCTTGTACAGCAGCCCAATAAGCCTGATCTCGACCCAAGAGGAACTGGGTTGCATTGGACATTGCACCTGCTACCAGAGCCGTATAGGTCTTACTGTACTCAGCACCAGTGATACGGTTCTTCTCATACTCTTGTTGAAGCTGCACTTTGAAAGCATTCATCAACGAGGTGAAGGTAGTAACCAGATCAGCATCATCGATTTTATCGACGGGCTTATACAGCTCAGAGTCATCACCACCGGGAATTTCATATTCCGGGCCAGAGATATCAACGTCTGGGAAGGTGAAATCGACACCATCCATCAGTGCATCAAAGACCGGATTCGCTTCTAATTCTAAGCCGTGGGTAGTTGCCATCGGTATAACCCTCAAATAAAAATGGCCCAATTAAGGGCCATTGTTTTGTTTCTCAACGTTAGTCAATGCTACCAGCAGCAATCTGTGCAGTCTTCAGATCAGCAATCTGTGCAACAGTCAGTGGGGGCAGAACAGCAATTGAGAACTCTTTTAGCCAGTTCGATTCTATACGAGGAACACCGGTACGGCGATCTTTAACGCTACGGATGTTCAGGAACTTACGAGCTTCGAGAGCACGGTAGATACAGTACGGTACGTGGAAACCTTCATCGGTGGCTTCACCATACGGTACGAATTTCTTCACAGTACCCAGATGTTCGTTGGCTACAGTGAAAATCTCACCCGGCAGGTTCGCTTTCTTTGGATCCATGCAGGTGATACGAATTCGGATCAGCTTCATCTGTTCGTCATGTAATTTCTGACGCAGAGTACGCTTCTTGGTGACAGGCTTCTCACCCATAGCAAGAGGGTTCACCTGTGGTTCAACTGCTTCAGCCGGAGCCAGCTTCTCGTTGATACGATTACGCAGAGTGTCCAGACCGATACTGTTACTGAATTCAATACCCATTGCTTTGGCACGGGATTTCAGTACAGACATTTCATCAACGGTGTTTTCTTCAGCCCCGTTAGCTTGGCTTTCATCAAGGGTGCTCATATAAGCGTGTCCTGTTTTCTTGGTTCAATTGAGAGAAGTAGGGGAGGATTTCTCCTCCCCATATTACTTAGATTGGAGCAACGGTTTTGATCAGGCCAAGACGTTCTGCACGCTTAACCAGAATACCGTAGTACCACTTGATGGAGCTGAAACCAGTCTCACCGTATGGATCGTTACGGTCAGCAGTTTCTTTACCCGGCATCTTGGTCATGATGGTGAAGTTCACAGTCTTACCGTTGGTCTGGAAACCAATGGTAGAGAATGCGTCATCACCAACAACCAGCATTGGATACACGTCATAGTGCTCAGTGCCGTTAACCATAGATGTACGGAAGCCCGGATTCTCATCCACGGCTGCACCAGCACCTGCCCAATGCAGCATCTCTGGAACCTGAATGATACGGAACTTATCGATAGAACCGATTTCGCCGTGCATCAGAGTACCAGCATCAGCGTAGTGCTGAACTTCGATGAATGCCTTGTTACCGAACAGGTCTTTCATGCCTTTCAGCAGTGGAACCAGTTCAGAACCAACGAACATCACACGGGTAGCACCGACAACACGAGTGTCAGTACGCAGAGAACCAGTGATGATAGTGGTGGAGGTTGGTGTACGCAGGTCAGTCAGAGTCTGATCCAGACGCATCAGGTTGGCGTAGCTGATAATAGAAGCTGGGATTTCTGGATCTGCACCAGCAGCAGCAGTAACTTCACCAGTGATTTCATCATCGGCAGTTGCAGCACCTGCATACAGAACAGTACCAGCAGCAGCCAGCAGGTCTTTTTGCAGAACAGCTTCGGTCATCTGTACAGCACCGTTCATCAGCTCGGTAGACAGGTGATCCATCAGGCCATCATCAGAGTCGAAGTCCATAGACTCTTGAGTGAACTCATGGAAGAAACCGAACTTGTGAATTGAGCCTTCACGTTCCAGACGGGTGAAGCCAACACGGTTAACACGACCACCATTTTCGGTCAGCAGTGGCAGCTTGTTGGTGATAGTACCAATGTCTTTACTGGAGCCATACAGGTTCCCATTAGCAATGGTCACACCAGAAGCATCGATGCCCTGATCGTTAATGTTACGGTCGTCCAGCAGTGGTACGTATTCGTACACTTTGATGGTTTTACCGTAGTTCTTCGGCATGTTCGTGACGTTAGCCAGTGGCATGAAGAACTGTTCTTTACGGGAAGTGATGATCGCTTTCTTCAACCAGAAGAAGGTATTCATCTGGTCTGAACCGTCACCATCAATGGTAGACTTCTGACCGTCAATAGGGGCGTTGTAGTTTAACATTTACTGTTTTCCTTAATGGCGATTTTTGAACTGCTTCATGAATTCGTCATCACTCATGGCGAGTGGATTAACTGACTTACCAACCTGTTTAGTAGTGGTGCTACGTGTCGCAGCAGCAGCAGCTACTTTTGGGTCGTCCACAACATCGCTTTTAGGTTTCGCAGCTTTAGTCGCCAATGGTTGAGCCGGAGCAGTAGTGGTTGCTTTCGGTGCAGCCTTTGGAGCCAAGTCAGCAAATTTACCCTGCGAGTCCATGAACTGGCCCACTTGCTGATATGCCGACAAGAACGGTGCATTTGCTGGAATCTGCCCAAGAGTTTTAAGACGGTCAACCTCGGCACTGATACGGTCATAAATACCGTTCTCACGCTGGGCATGTACTACGTCCATTACCTCTGGGTTATTCCACAGCATCTCCTTACTCGCCTGATCCCAAGAGTTAGTAATCAGGTTGATAGTCTCTTTCCCCTCTGGGTTAGACACAAGGTCGTCCAGATGGCTACGGAAAGTGGCTTCCTGATCAGTAACCTTGTGATTGCCACCAAGGTAATTAACCGGTTCTGCTGGGTCGAGATCCATAGGATCCATACCAGATTCTTTAATGAGCTTCTTAATAGCGTCCGGGTTTTTCTTATCCAGATCGACCAGATATGAAAGTTTGCCCTCGTCCAGAAGACCATTATTTTCGAGCATGATGAGAACTTTGCGGTGTGGTGCAATGTCCTGCATCTTACGAGTGTAGTTAGCTCCCATCTTCATCAGGGCAATGGCTTCTTCAGGTGACTGAAGCTGAACCGTTTTGCCGTTGGCTTTGAATGGACGCATCACCTCATCGTGAAACGATTTATAGTCGAGAGCAGGTTTCTCCGTCTCAGGTTTAGGCTTCTCGTCAGTAGACGGTTCCTTATCACCCTTCTCGGCTTTCGCCTTATCTGCTTCCGTCGAACCAGTAGGAGATGAGCTTAGAGATTTCTCAGGAGTATTAGTGCCTTTTTCGACATTATTATCTTCAGAGTTATTATCGCTATTTTCTTCAACATTACCAGTAGGAACTTCAACTTCAGGTTCTACTTTAGCTGGTTCAGTTGGCTCATTCTCAACTTTAGGTTCTTCAGCAACAGGAGTCTCTACAACTGGAGCAGCTTCTTTCTTAGCTGGAGGTGCAGAGAGTTTCATGAAATCTTCGTCGGACATACTAAAGATGTCCGACTGATCTTCAATTTCTTGGTTCTCAGTCGGATTAGCCATTAGATATTATCCTCTTCTGCACGAGCCATATCGATAGCTGCTTCGATATTCACAATGTCGCGTTCATGGACATTACCTTGGGTAATGCAGATTTCCATGAATCGACGAAGATGGCCTGCTGCCTGAGCCATTGCCAGAGAACTCTCACGAGCTTCAACTGACATATCAAAATCAGCAGAGAGCTGGGCATATTTAGCACACTCAGTTACGCAGAACTGCTCCATAATTAACTTACGGAAGTCAGGGTTCTTCGACAGTTTGAGTGCTAAATCACGCCGAGCGACGAGTTGTTTAGCATTTTCCAATTGCTGTTCGAGTGCAAAAACTTGCGACATTGTGAATCCTTAAATATTTATTGCCGGGTTAAGTGCCGGATCCTGTGCTGGGTCAAAGTACTGAGATCCCAGAGAAAGCTGAGGATTACGGCCTGCTTGTTGGTCACGGGAGATGGTAGTCGGAACAGCATTACCTTGTCCAGCGTTATCCAACTTATCACTAAGTTGGTTGTAGCCGATGGCTGCTGGAATATCAGGTTTAGATTCCCCACCATTAGCTTGCTTCGTTGGTTTGAGCAATGCCTTGGTGACTTCCAGATCCTGATTACCTTGTGCCTGTCCTTTCTGTTTCTCCATATCTCGTGCGTGTTTGGTTCCTGTTTCCTGCTCAACAAAGTTGAGGTTAGCCAGATCTTTATTGGCTGCGGATTCTGCTGCCTTGGCCTGATTAAGTTCAATCTCAGATTGTGTTTTCTGGTTCTCAAGCTGCTGTGCTTGTAATTCCAGTTGCTTCATCTGTTCTGCCATTGGATCAGGCTGAGGTTTCCATGTGGCTAATTTATGAGCCAACTCAGGCATACGTTTTAATTCAGCAATCTCAGACAGAATCATCATGCTAATTGCCGGATCCATACCGGGGCCAATAGTTTGCAGCATGAAGCCCAGATCTTTAGCTTTCTGGTCATCGACTTCAGCAGTGGCAATATCCACTTCTAAATCGAAATTACCCTTCAGATCTTCACGATTTACGGTAATAAACGTGCTATTTGTGACCCGTACCACCTCTTTTTCAGAGAGGAATACGGCATTCATAGCGATGATTTTATTCCCGATATCGGTCATACCCTTGGCTAAACGGCGTAAAATAGCCATTTCACGCTTACTTGCAGCGTCCAAAGTGCCACGAATACCAGCAGCCACATCACCATAAGCATTACCAGAGATGCCACCAGCAAATGACTTAACACCTGTCAGTGCTTCTGCTTCTTGGTTCTGCAATGTGAGCATGGTAATAGCAGACTGAGGAATCTCAGGGTACTTGTGCTCAACAACCTGCTGCTGTGGGTTCTGGTTAGGGTTATATTCGTAATCCTCACCATCTTCATAACGACGTTTGTTTAGAGCATCCAGCATTCCCTTAGCAAAACCACGCTGACTATTGGCTGAACGGCCTAACAGGTCAATCATGCCTCGTGAAGTAGCACCGAGGATTGCTTGGTTATCACCGAGAAGTTCTGCATCTGGCTGACCATACAAGTCACGTTTAACTGGCAGATATGGAACCAGTACAAAGGGAAGTTTCTCATCCGGGAATGGGTTCTCTTCCATTCGGATCATCGTGCTGCCGATCCAAGTAGCAACGATTGGAACCAGAGTACCTGTACCGTGAATATCGTAGAAACCCCAGTATTCATAGGCCACTACTTTTCGACGCATCTCATCGTTAAATTCAAACGTCTGAGGTGTGTTAGTGGCGTGATCCGGGTTGGTGGTTGGGCCATTGCCTTTCCAGTCCACAATATCCAGATTCTTATAACGGCCTTCTTTCTTCAGATCTGCATGGTTAGTCTCAAACGAGATAATCACAAACAGGGCTTTATCCAGATCACCATTACAGGAAGGGTCAATAAAGACGTTCTCTGGGTTCATCATCTCTACAGTAGGACGGTTCTCCAGTACCTTCTGTACAGTTGTGATTTCGGTTCCAGTCTGCTGTGCAATGACAGGAGTACCTTCTTCCTCATAGAATTCGATAGCAGCCTGTACATCAGGTGGCACACTTTCTTCATACATGCGTGGGTTGTCTTGCTTCAGCTCCATGGCCTGCTGCAAGATCTGCATGTGTTGTTCATCCTGAAGTGGGTAATACGACCACACAGGAACTTCCTGTTGAATAGGAACAGTGACACGCTTCCAACCCAGACGGACAATACCAGTACCCTCATCCACAACTGAACGAACATAGTTATCGATGAAGTTGATCCGGTTCAGTTTGGTTCGGAATTGCCAGTTAAGCAGCAATTCATTTTGACGAGCAGCATCTGCATCTTCAAAAGTAACCGGACTGATGTTGAACAGCTTGTTTGAACCAAGGAAGGGTTCGGTCAGAGCTGAGTAACGCCATTCTGCCTGACGACGAATCAGCTTAGGCTGAACACTGGAACGACCTTTCACCTTTTTAGGCTTGGCCTTACCAGTCACATTCATCAGGTCATTCCACTCATTGATCTTACCGATCTGAGCATCGTGAGCTGGCTTGGCTTGGTCATAGTCGCCCTTCAATTGACGCATGGAAGGTTCGTTTTCCCACTCCGTCAACTTCTGAGCAATGTCCTCACTGGTACGTGGGATAATTTTATTATCGTCCATCTGGTTCATCCAAAGTTAGGAGTTGTCTGTCAGCCAGTAATTTAGCACTTACTGCCCTGAGTTGCTCGTCACGGAATCTAAGAGTTTCCCTGAGTTCACGTACCAGAGATCTGCCCTGTTCAAGAGATCTGTCGAGTTCGGCTGCATGGCTTGCGAGAGCTGAACACTGAGCGGATCCAGATGAGGCTTGACGTTTATAAATTGCTGCTCTGGCTTCTGATTGCTGCAACCTGCCAGATAAATCGTACTTAGCAGCATCAAGCTCACTCTGGTGAGATACGTTTTGTGCAGCAAGTTCATCTGTAAGCCTCTGTGTTGTTGCCCTATTACTGGCCTCAGCTACGGCATAACTGTCTTTGGTAGCCTGTATTGCTAAGGCATATAGCTTTTGCTGCCGATCCCAGTCAGTCTGCACAGCATTCCTGCCGTGAGAGTTACCTGCCGACCAGATCCAGTAAAGGAAGCCGAGCAGCAAGGCAACAATCAGACCAATGACTACGTATCGCAGTACATTGGATAAAGGCATTTACTTTTCCTGTTGGCAATTAGAATAGGGAACATTACCGATACGGTTATCAATCCAGCCCACAGTGTACTGAGACAAATTCGTCAGTGACATGTAGTAGCTCAGTTGCTGACCGTCCAAGGATTTAAGCATAAGCTCACAGGCTTTTACTTTACCCCTCAGTTTTTGCAGAGATTTGTAGGCTGCTATGGTTCCTGATCCAACTTTACCATCAACATTAATTTGAGGGTAGTCCTTGCCTCCACGAGACAGGGAATTTAGCCCAGTCTGGAACCAACGAGAAGGGCGAGCAGTTCCGGTATTTACTCCGGCATCCACCAGCTTCCAAGTGACATTGGGGGATACATCAATCATCGGAACAAAGCCCGGTTTCTCAATGTAATCCTTGTAATAAATAGAACCTGCCATTTCTGTGGTCAGGTCTTTCATGGCTCCAGTATAGCCATTCTGTTTAGCAACCTGCTTAGTGATACCGTGGTTAGTTTCGCCACCGGGGTCTTTGGGATCATTGACGTATCCCCCCTCAACAGCAAAAACCGCTGCAATAATTGCAGCGGCTACACCACCAATACCACCAACAGCTTTTTTATTTACTGCTGGCATTGGCTTATTCCTTATCAGGTTTCACCCAGTTAATAACGCGAGCAATGGCTACGCAAATGAACAGCACAAGGCTGACTACTGAGGCATTTGGGAGTTTTTGCTGAATGTCATACGGAAGAGAGAACCAAGTAGAATTCAAAACTTCTAAAACAGAGAAAAGAATACCTGCCAGAGTCCACCATAAGGAACCAAACTTGTGTGCTCTACGCCAGTTATCGATCACTTTGATAGCCATCGAATGATCTCCATACGCATCGTGAAGATGATGCCTAATAGCCCACCCACAAATACCCATACCCATTTACCCATCATCCCAGCACCGACTACACGGTGTTTAATAGTGATGAATTCCTCAATGGTAGGGGCATTTCTTGCCAGACTTTCCTCGATGGACTTAACACGGTTATCCATTGCGTTCATGGTCGTATTAAGGGATTCGGCTCGCTCATATTGTTGCTTACGAGACTCCCGATCCTGAATTAGTCCTTCAGAGATGATACGAAGGCGTTCTTCCAATCGTGCCATTTGAACTTGAATTTCCACATTATCCGACATGGCTCAAATCACCCTGTTAATAGAACCAAAAAAAGAGGGATCATTGTCTGATCCCTCCTGTTAGCGCAACGTTCAGAACGTTCTTAGTTTAAGTCAGTATCTAACCTATTAAAAGGTGAAATACTGCCATTTTATACTACGGGGCAGTTACCTGAACGGCTGATCCAGAAAGAGGCAGGAAGTATGCTCCAATTCCATCATGCTGAATTGTAAGAGTACCTGACTTTTTCTCTGCTGCTGACGGTGTGTAGACGATGTTCAGTACAACTGCGGCATTAGCCACAAGCTGCACCGGCAACCCGGAAGAGGTTGTTACTGTAAAGTCTTTGGTCATATCCAAAGCACTGATAGTCAGTGTTTGAGTACCAGTATTGGTCAACGTCACCTGCTGAGTTTCACTGGATCCAAGAGGAACATATCCGAAGTCGATATTTTCCACAGAGAGGGCCAGATTTCCAACATTTGACGGTACGCCAAAGCCAGACAGAACGATGAACTCTTCACCACGGGAATCACCCGTGTCTACGTAGATACCACCTTGACGTGAACCAGTGGCAGCAGGGTTAAAATTGACTGTAATATTACAGGTTTTCCCTTCAGCCAGAGTCCCACCAATTGGGCAGTCAGTTGTCATGGTAAAATCGCTGGTTACACGGATATCCTTAATAGGCAGATCCCGAAAACCTTCATTGATGAGGGTAGCATTCATGCTCCGGCCTTGTTTACCAACAAGAACAGAGCCAAAAGTCAGTGAGTCAGGTACAAGACTCCCCTTAAAGGGAATCCTGTACGGGTTTTTCTGAATCACACGACTTGAATACTGGTCACTCAACTGAAAATCGCTGATATCCCGGTATTCGTTCGGCATTTTTATGCTCCAGTAGCAGGCTGTTCAGCCGCATCATCAGTAGAGGAAGCATCAGCAGTAGTATCAGCCGGAGTTTCAGCTTCAGTTGCCGTAACAGCCGCTGCATTTTTGGCATCAACACCGTCGAAGTAGGCTTGCAGGGCTGGTTCTGCCTGATCCAGAGGATTACCGTTGCCGTCATAAGCAAATGAGAACCGGAAACGCTCAGTAGAAACCTGACCAGCGATGCTCACAGTGAATACACCAGTAGCATTCTTACCGTCAAAGCCATCCAGAGACTCAATGGCGTAGGTTACGTCAACGGCTGAGGACTTATTCTCCACGATGATACCGTTGTCATAGGTGACGACTGAGCCAATTACCTGATTTTTAGTTACGGACATTTTGATCCCTTACTTTGATGAGAAAAACTGCCCTTTCGGGCAGTCATAGAGCTACTGGTTAAACACTACCAGAACCAAAACTGACTGAACCATCAGCAAGATACCAGAATTCCCCATCACAGAAGCACAGACGCTTTTGCGTCACACCATTACCCGTTACTGCATCAGTAACAATGATGAAGCTCCATGGGTTATTCACAGCTCTTGGTAACGTTGCCACAGTACAGTGCTGTACACGGGTACTTTGCGTACTTGGCTGGGTAGCCAAGAAGATATCTGTACCGTTGTACTGGATCGGCAAGTGTGGACTGGCATTTGTTGATTGCAGAGCCGGGCCATCTATAACCACTTTACCATCAGTCAGGTTCATACCCAGACCACTAGAGGAGTTGTTCACACTCCAATGAGCTGGAACCTGTACAGCAGCAGGAACAGTAGCCATATCAATGGTAGCGAACACAGGAGAGAGGTAGAAGTGCTGACCACCCTCAAAGTTTGACTTGTCATTGGTGTGGAACGTGGTAGCAACACCACCAGTATAACCACGCAGACATACGAACAGACGTGGACGGTTCTTGTTACCCAACAGAATACGAACATCTGAAATAGGCGAAGCCTGTTCACCATACCAAGATGCTGCCATTTTGGTATCGCTGTCTTTCTGCTGAACACGAATTACGGCTTTACCACCACCGTAGTTGGTACTTGCAGGACGAGCACCAGCGACTGCTGAGTCAAAGTGACCAGTACCCACCAACTCGATATCACAACTAACACCAGTGGCTCCAGAAAAACCAAGTGTACCGACTTCGAACCAGACAGCATTCTCAGTCATATTCGCCATTTTGTACTGAGATGACTCATAGCCGAAGCTCATGCTTCCTGTGTTAATGAAGCCCAGTACATCAAGGTTTGCTGTACCACGTTCATACACTGAGTTCACCCAAGAAGGCATTGAACCAGAGGGATCCTGTGATGGGTCATAACCAGATACGTCAGCACTCAGACCAGCACCCTGTGCAAAACGACACTTGATCAGGATGACCTTCGCATACTGAGAAGCCGATGGCAGAACGGAGTTTTCTTGGGTCACGTTTTTCAGTAACCAGCCGCCCTGTGAAATATCGAAGCCCTGATTACAGTGGTCAAACCAAACGTCTTCCATAACCGACTGACCAGCACGAATGGCACTGAAGGCATATTCGCCAGTGTGTCCTTCGAAGTTGGCATCCGTCAGCTTGATAGCAGTTGGGTGATCCCATGCACCGGGGTTTTCATTCGACCAGTCTGTACGGAAGAATGATCCTCGACCTTGAGAAGAGTAAATCTGATCCAAGGTAGTATCGATGGTGTCGTATACATGGAATGCACGAGCACCCCAGCTACGTGCCTGAATGCAAGACAGACGGCAGTAGTCACCACGAGTCACAGTGTTAACCATAAATGGTTGAACGCTTGTGTCAGTACCAATTACCGCAATGTTACTTACGCTCATACGACGAGCTTTGTAACTGAACATTGGAGTGGTGGACAGCGGATTAACACTGACAATTCGGGAAGACGGTAAACGCCCGTATACGTTAAAAGCACCAGTCATAATGAATGACGGAATTTCAGTCGTACCATTATCAAAAGAACTTAACGCTGTTGGGCCTGCTGGTAATCTGATACCGGGGTTGAACGTAACATCGATGGATCGACTCCAAGCGAACATACGTTTAACCGCAGGCATGTCATCTGTTACACCATCGGTCACAGCACCGAACTGGGTGATCGTCATTTCATTGACGCCCAGATCTCGACGCCAGTGCCAGTTAGCATTTACAGATGCACGGTAGCCACCATCTTCAGTACCCGCTGCATTTACTGCAATCAGAAGACCACCACCACGTCCGGTGCCTGCCGCATACTCTTTCAGGAAGACACGTTGACCAGCAACAGTGGGGACGGTAGTAGCCAGAGCTGCCCACGTTGCAACCTGACCCACATTCTTCAGGCCATCCGGTGCAGCGAACTTGGCATAAATACCAGTCTCAACGGCAGCGATCTGAGCAATCAGTTCGTCTACTTGGTTCGCTACCTGATTAATCAAAGCAAGTTCAGCTTCAACATTCAGGATACGTTCCATGTTGTCAGAGACATTTTTCACAGAAGCAATGTTATCGCCTACTGCTACTACCTGAGCCAGATTGGTATAGACCGCACCGATCTCATTCAGCTTTGGAACCAGAGCAGCAATATCCGGCAACTGAGCATACACAGCCAGAATCTCAGCTTGGTGTGAATGCAGGTCTACCAGTGCAGGCGTATTTGCTTCGAGATCCAGTAAAGCAGGAAGGTTGTCATGCAGAGTCATCAGCTCTTGCAGTTTGGCTGCGAGGTCAATCAGACCTTGTGCCTGTGCTGCCAGAGTAACCACATCATCTGCAATCCCGGCAACGATATCAATGTTACCCAGATCAGCAGCTACCCGAACCAGTTCATCCATGTGGTGAGCCACATCGTAAACTTCTTTCAGGTGGAAGGAGACGTGCTTAATGAAAGACATGTTCAGTGCCACAAAGCGTACAGTGTCGTATGCGTTGCCAATGAACTTGTCTACCAGTAAAGCGTTGCCGCCCGGTGAGACATTGTTATTTACCGTTCTCATATTCATCGTTTTATACCCATCCTCGCTTTCTAAAGCAGGAGTTAGTTGTGGAGATGCTGGAGTTTACTAAGTCGTGCTGCTCCACTTCATCACAGACGCTGGCATAAACACTCATGTGTTCCTGAGCCTTTGCCGTGCTCACATCCGTGTTCATGTGGCTAAACACTTTATACGCGATGAATGCTACGAGTGCTCCTTCCAGAACTTGAGGAAGATGAATATCTTGATCCTCATCGTTCGGTAAGAGTTCGGGATGTTTTGCCTGATACAGAACGCTAAGAGATACACCAGTCCTTGGGTTCGGAACCTGAAGGATTTTCCCTGTTGGAGTAAACAGTGAGTCCGACCGTTCGTTATCGTTTAATGGCAACTTCTGTCCGACGCCATTATAGACTGATAAGATCTTAATAACATCTTCCGTAAACGGTTCATTAAACAGATCTTTAATGTATGGATACCCTACTACTTCTGGGTCAAAGTAGGACTCAGCATACATCCGTAACAGATGATAATTGGTGATGTGATCCACCAACTCAATCATCACATCTTTCTCTTTCAGGATGAACCGACCATAGAGTCGAGTCAGTCCTTCATTGGCGTAGTGGAGGATACGAGGCTTCGCATCTTCCAGAATGGAACCAACACCATCCATCCCAATAGATAGGTTGCTCAGTTCCCCATAGGACAACGTTTTATACAGTTCAGAAATTTTCATCTGGCCCTCAGACAATGTAGCTGGATAGTGCCGTTACTGGTGCTGCTCTTTCGTCATCATCCCAAACGGAAGTCTCTTCTGAGCCAACAAAAGAAGACTCTGAGGGTTTCCACGGGGTGAGATATCCGAGCATTGAAACGCCGTCAATACAGTCATCTTTCCCTTTGATGCCACTCTGCGTAGCAAGACGCAGTTGACCCAGAGCAATCTGTAAATAGTTCTGGTGCTTGTGCTCATTAGGGAAGTAGATTTTTCCTGCCTTGAACCAAGGAACAACAATATTAAATCGTGTCAATTTATCGGTGACTGGACGGATGCCCGGCTCACCAGATTTGGACGATGAAGCAAAGTTGAACCAGACATTCCTGATCATCATCTCACGCTGAAGCCATTGTATAAACGCATTTTGTTGTCCGGTGACTTCGATACCGACAGCTTGTGGTTTGTACTGCTGGCACAGTCTGAACAGGTCATTAATATTCTTGTCCATAGTCTGGCGTTTAACAATGCCATCGACCAAGAACCAGTCACCATTGGAGTTAAAGCCCCACACAAAGATAACCGAGTAGTCGGCTGTCTGTTTGGCTGAGGTGGCAAAGTCAGTGGTGATATAGAAGTTGAATGTCTGCTGATTCTCGATTAACAGTGACCGGTCATACCAACGCATATCCGAATCCTGAACCAGACGTTCTTCTTCAGAGGTAATGCGCAGCATCAGCTCTTGCATGAAGCCAGATACCTTACCTGTCTTGACTGCCATTTCCCACTGAGCTTCGATGTACTCATAAGGGAAACGGTCTTCCCATGCACCGACAAACTCTTCACGGCTACAAGGCCAGCGTTCACAAACAGGCCACACGTTCACATCCCATGCACCTGACTCAACGGCTTCAATAAGAATGTCGTCTTTGTTAAATGGCGTACCATTGAAGATTACCTTTCTCTTCGTTGGATCCATTGCGTGGTTCACACCTTTATATACGGTGTCCTTAATGGCTTCCATTGAGACACGGGATTTGGAGTCATCATCTGATACCAAGTCATCCAGCACACAGAGCACAGGACGCTTACCAAAAATCTTCGTACCACGAAGACCTGTCTTGGCACCGAACATCTTGATACCCAGTCTGTGGTTTCCTTTATTGGCAAACTCAATGTAGTTGTCAGTGAACTTGGCAACCGGGAGCCACTCCTGAAGAAACTCAGAACTGTTGTATCGGAACTCAATGTTCTTTCTTGCAGACTTAACGCCGTTATCCATTGAGTCTGAAACATAGATCATTCCAGTAATGTCACCGAAGTTTGGAAGTCCACCGAACATAGCAATGAATGGTGCAAAGTATTCCATAAACAAAGTTGTCTTTGCTGCACCACGAAAACAGAGATTGGCAATATACTCACTACCACTAATCACTTTGTCTAACATGGCAAGGTGTACAGGTGGAGTAACGTTAGACTCTCCTGTTCCACCATTGACCAGTTTAATAAAGTTCATGAAGATAAGTGAGAACTCTGAAGGTACATAACCACTAGAGTTCAAGTAAGAGTAACTTACATTGTCTAACCACTTATCCAACTCTTGTTTAAGCAGGGTCTTCTTAGCTGTTGTCATCGTGAACTGCCTCACCTTCGATAATCTTGGTAGCAGCAATCTCTTTAATAGACACACCACTACCAATCAAATCACGTTGTTGAACAGCCATCTTGCCCAGCAAGTCCTGCAATTCGTTGATACCGGACTGTGGACGCATATCGATATTCAGCAATGGCCCCACTTCTTTTGGTCTGCCCAGATGGGTCAGGATAGAGTTGGCAGCAGCCACTCTGTCTCGTGAGCACACGTTCGGGTCATTCATGATAAGTGCTTGGGTGTTGATCGCCTTTTGATGGATATCTTGGTTCAGTACCCAAGTCGGAACCAAGGACTGTTCCATAATCAGGTTTACCAGTTTGCCCTTGGCATACATGGAAACGTAGGCACGCATATCCTTATCACTGGTTCCTTTTACCAGCATGTTCTGGTATCGGTCAGGGAAGGTTTTGAAATAGGCATCCTGATTCGAGTCACCCATCAGCTTGTAACTGACATAAGTCACAGCCCGGATGTAATCCTCAATCTTAAACTTGCCGTCCTTCATGACGCCACTGTACGCTACAAAGTTATCTCTAACCTGTTCAGCAATAATCTGGTCAGTGGTGATATTGTTGAGCAAATCTACCATCTGATCCGTTACTGCACCTTTAAGGTTGGCAGGTAACGCCCTGACCACTACGTCTTTACTCAGCATATTTGTATCCTATATATAGAAAGGGAGGCCGAAGCCCCCCTGTTTGGAACCAGTAAAGAAGGGTTAAATCTTGCAGCCTTCACAGTCATCATCCGCCAGACCAGACACTAAGTCATTGGCCTGTTGCTCTTTATAACGAGCCTCGCAGATACGGAAGCCTAAGAAAGCTCCAATCTGACGCTTGGCATCACGGTAGGCAAACTGCTCACCGAACTCTTTATTGTAGTTTTCTGCCGAGGCACATGCACTCTGGCCTACAACCTTGAACCCATTATGGAACGTCAGAGCACAGATAGTCAGCAGACCCAGATAGGCATACTCGACTGTCTTAATCTCTGCTGGGATTTCTTCCTCGGCTACACGAGGTGCTACGGCTGCTGCTTTGAGTTCTTCTTCGGTTGGTGCTGGCATTTTAATATCCTGGTTATGATTGACGATTTAGAATATAACCTGTATATAACTTTAGTCAAGTCTAAATCCTTATGGAAATGGAAGCATCCCCCTATTGTGCTTCGCACAGGAGGAAGGAAGAAAAACCAATACAATCAACTACATACAAATTCCATTAGGAATGTTCTTAGTGCCATGCTATAACGTTCCTACGACAGCATTAACCCAAGCCGATAGTGGGGATGTAACATCGGCAGCTAAAGCAGATTCGCCTCCTGTCATGATACAAGTGACAAACAACATAGAAGCTGTGATTTAGTGATACAGGAAACAGGGAATGCTTGCAGGCATTCCTTTTTTCTTACCCTTATTCTTTCCTCAAACTTATATGCAGGTCATATATGAAACTCTCAGAAATTAAGCAGATAGACCTTACCCCCGGTAAAGGTTCAGGAACGGTACACACTAAAACTGGAGCCAAGGAAAGAGAATCTCGATGCTTGAGAGTTATCAAACAACATGAACTTGTTTACTCAGAAGAGTTTGGGGTTCTCATTACTATCGCTCCGGGTAAGTACCAACGTGGACTTCCCAATGGAACCAGATACCAAGGGATACCTGTTAAGCCAGCTACAGTGATGCAAGTAAGAGAATCATGGATTATATATTTTTATCCAGAAGTTGCTAGGTAGCTTCCTCCTATTTATATCGTATTAACAGTACTGATTTTTGATATA